ATAACCTTCTCGCCCATGTCGGTCAGGATGGTCTCTCGCGCTACCTTGCCCACCTTGTGCTTGTTGAAAGCAGTCTCAAGGGAGTCCATGAGCGTCTGGTGCGTGGCGGTGATGATGCCAATGACCTGTTCGGCCAGCAGGCGGTTGAGCTTATCGGCCTCTCGCTCTGCCTCTTCCTTGCGGGACAGGTTCAACGACTGAAGGGCCTCAATGCGATCCAGCAGCTTGAGCATCACCTCAAAGTCGGAAATCTCTTCGTAGTTCTCAAGGGCGGCTTCCACCTTGACCATGAGGTTTTCGAGTCGTAGGAGGTGGAGCAGCCAGCGCTCTTCCTTGCTCTCCACCACAAACGCTGAGACGTAGCTGCGCCATTCGGCTACAGCGTCCTCAACCGGGATGCCGATTTCGGTTGCGACAGATTCAAGGCTGTGGCCCTTGACACGCAGATCAATGACCTGCTTCGTCAGGGCAGACATTGTATTGTGTATCTCAGTCATTTCGGGGTGATTTCCGTTTCTCAGCCGTTTCTGGTATAGAACCGAGACTATCACAGACGCAAAAAGACCCCCTCCGAAGAGGGGGTCTAGTGCGTGTTTACCGGCCACTCGCCAAGAGCCATCGGCCCCAAGAGTATCTAAATCTTGGGCGCTCATGCTGCTCTTGCTGGGAATACAGGACTCGAACCTGTGACCGAGGCATTAACAGTGCCTTGCTCTGCCAACTGAGCTAACTCCCAATGTGGCGGTTTCAAGGCAACCGCCAAGCCCCGAGTGATCCGTACACCGCCGTTTGCGAAGCAGCCGTCACACTCTCGTGCTCCCTGTAGGACTTGAACCTACGTCCCCGCATTAAGAGTGCGGTGCTAAAACCATCTCAGCTAAGGAAGCGAAATGCCGCACTTTTGAGCTTTTTCCGTAGAAATTACTCGGTCTCTTCGGTGTGCGGCGAACCGTTGAAACTATCCTACCAGACTCAGCTTAGTCTGGTTGAAACGCCTGACCTGACTCGCGTGTTCGCTGATCTGCTTGGGAGTCCAAGCACGTCCGGGGTGGTGCTTCTGGACAGTCTTGGCACACACGCCGAACATCTGAGCAATGTGCTTGTAGGCCATGCCCTCATCCAGACACCTGCCCCATTCGGCTATCGTCTCGGGGCTGTGTTCGCTGGCTGGGTGAGCTGTAACCCAGTCTCCGATTGTGGAGCGGGCTACGCCATACTTTCGGGCAATCGCGCTGTTGCTCATGCCAGCTTCAGAGTCAGCCCGCCAGCGGGCCTTATCTTCCCGTGAGTAAATCTTAGGCACGGACCCAGCCCCGGAGCTTGCCTAGCTCATTGAGCATGGCGTAGACGCCGTTCTCACAGTGCTGTTCGACGCTGAGCTGAATGTAGCAGTTGTTCAGCTCATCCCACTCTTCGTAGGGCTCCCAGTCGTCTGGGAGTGCGTGGAAGGCGATTTCAAAGGGGTCAAGACCCTCAAAGCTGACGTGGGCCAGCGTCTCGCCGCCGTAGCGAACGTCCATGCCCCCGGCGTCAAGCACAAGGGTGTCTGCGTAGGGTGCTTCTGCGTCGTGCTCTTGGTGCAGGTTGTTGATCTTCACTTGGCAACACCCTCAAAAACAACCTTGAAGTCAGTGACCTGATCGCTTTCGTTGGCCAGCCGAGTCATAGCCTCGGGAGACTTGGTATCCTGCCAGTCACCCATACGGTTGTACGCCTTCCACCCGCCTTGGGGGGTCAGAACCGCGAACCGCTCCGCGCCGTTACGGCTGTAGGTCACCTGTGCGAACGTGTTGGTGGGGATTTCGATCTTCGGCTTGGGCCGGTCCAGCAGCTCAATCACGTCAGCGAGGTCAGTGAAGAGCGCGTAACCATCGGCTGTACGCCAGCGGGGCTTGCCGCAGTGCGAGGTATCGAAATGGTTGGCTACGCCCTCGTAGGATGCGGTGCGGGTGCCGTTCGTGAAGGTGGCCTTGATCTTGTCGCCTTCAAGGACGTCTGCTGCGGTAATGATGGTGTTCACTTGCTCTCCTGTTTTCGTGCGGTTGGTTCGTATGGATCAAACATAGGGGCTAGGTAGCAAGTCTGTCAACACACGGCACGAAAAAGCCCCTCCCGCTTGTTGCGAGAGGGGCCAGTTCGGCCTTGCTAACTGTCAGGCTCTACCGGGTCTCCCGGTGCCTTGTCGAGGTAGACCAGTGAATACAGCATCTGGTACAGGCCCGCAGACCCCGCGTGACCCGCCGAGGTGCTTACCCAGACATTATCCGGGCGCTTCTCCCAGTCAACCTGCCCCAGACGGCTCACAAGGTCAGCCATAGCCGAGTTGAAATCCTCTTCCGTGTTCCCCTTCTCAAGGGCCGAATTGAGAATATCCTCACCGAGACGGGCCGTGGCGTTCATGCCTGCCAAGTCCTTGAGCTTGTACTTGACCGGCTCCATGACGATGAAGCCCTCATCGTCAATGACCTCTCGGGGGTGCTCATCCCAAGCGATAGCACACGCCTTGGACACCATTTCCCAGTAGCGCTTTACAACCTTATCCACCCTGAGCTTCCGGTCCTGAAGTCGGCTCACGAGACGGACGTTGAGCATGTCGCCCGTGGAGCGGCGCAAGCCCTCGTAGGTCACCGGCTTGCCCTTGCCTTCCGGCCCGCCAGTCATGTTGACCAGACCATGCCATACCGAATCGCCGTCCTGTGCCAGCGAGTAGGCGATTTCCCGCACGAACTGGGCGTGGGACTTCTCCCCGGCTTCCATGTGGACCTTCGTGGCCTCGATGAGCGCCTTGGGCAGCTTGCGCTGGTTGGTGTTGATTTCGTCAAAGAGGTTGGCCTCTTCGGTGTAGTGCAGGCCGTAGTAGATCATGATCGGCACATCGGCATTGAATCCCTCAAGGTGCTCCCAAGCCCAGTGCAGGCCACCCATCCGGTGCTGGCCGTCCACGATGCTGAAGACATTCTTGCCGAACTCCTTGTGGATCGCGGCCACGTCGCCCTTGGCGAAGAGCTGGTTGAACTGCGTCTGGTCCTTGGGGTTGTAGATGCGGGCCGACGCGATAAGTGGGGTGATGAGGTGGCGGTTGTTGTCACGGGCGTAGTAGCGTCCGATTCCGGGGTACCGGGCCTCAAACGGCTCCCGCTGGTAACCGTTCTTGCGGGGGCTTGTGCTCTGGTCGTCCTTGGCCGAGTAGGTGCTTACGAAGGCTAATTCCTTCAGCTTGTCCGGGGTCATCGTGGCCATTGCCACCTTGCCGGGGATGAAGTGGGACTGGATCATCACCTTGGAGGTTTTGGTCCCGTTGTCCTTGACAACCCGCTTGCGGGGTGCCGGTACCGGCGTGGGGACCGTGGGGGTCTCTTCGACGGCGAGGGGAACGCGGCGGGCGCGGCTCCGGTTGTGGACGGGTGCGGGCTTCACGGTTTCGGTAACGGTGGCGGTCTTTGCTGCTGCAATCGTGGTGTTCACTGTGTATCTCCTGTAGCTGGTTGTTTGAGTGGCCTCTTGGTTCCTCATGACTCAAAGCTAGGCCCTCAACTCCTACACCGTCAACACTTGACTTGACAAATCGCAAAAGCGAGTACCTAGGAAAAAATACTAAGTAGTGGTGGGTTTGACAGCAAGTACCGCTAGGCGTAGCCTCTACGCATGAACAACAGTGAATTGAGTAATGGTGACGCCGTAGAGGTCACTAAGGGCCTCTGGAAAGGCGTCAAAGGCACCATTGAGGACGTACACAAGGAATCCTCAGTCGTCAGGATCAAGGATGAGCGCGGAGAGACCGCCTACGCCCTGAAAGAGGACGTAAAGCGCCGCTAGGCGTCTATACAGGTACAAAAGCCGGTTACAGGGGACATAACCGGCTGGAAAGGCCCTAATCCCCGTGATTAGGGCCTTTTTTTGACCCCAAAACTACATATTGGTACGTGAGAAAGCCGGAAAAGCACGATGAAGGTCTCGATTTACAGGGTTGAACAACCTCGCGGGGGGTTTGGACCGTATTCATGGGATTACGCCGACACGCTGGAAGACATGTTCTCCGAGCACAACGGTGGAATCCACACAGCACCCAAGCAGGATGATCTGCTGGGGTACATTGACCCGGATGAGCATTGCGGGTTTGCCACACTGGAACAGCTCAGGGAGTGGTTCGACGGCTGGGAGGAAGAGCTGGCGTCTCTGGGGTTCATCATTGCTAGGTACTCTGTGCCGCTGCCACTGGTGAGGTACGGGAAGACACAGGCCGTGTTCAGGCGGGGTGACCTCTTCCCGGAGGATTCCCAGCCTATCTGGTAAGGCAAAAGGAAAGGCCCCTAGCTTGATTGCTAGGGGCCTTCTCTATGTGTACCGGTCGGTACAGTTACTTGTAGTTCCTGAAGCCCTTGGGCAGGACCGGCTTGACCTCAACCTTGCTGGTCAGGACCGTAAAGGCGTAGATCGGCAGGGCGAGCTGCCAGTACGTCAGACCAAGCTCAGGGAACCACACGGCCACCGCCCACCAGACAATCAGTGTGCGGTAGGCGAGCACGTACAGACCGGCAAACAGGCCAGCGAGGAAGGGCATACGCTGCTTGACTACCTCCACCCGTTGTACGGTTGCTGTCTTGCTGACAGTGGTGAAGCTGTTCAGGTTGTCAGCGGCGGTGTTGATTTTCAGGGTTGCAGTGCTAATTTGATGCTCCTACTGGGTTGAATTTCCAAGGTCGAACAAATGCGGGGTCATAAAACCGGGGGCTGCGGCCCCCAGCGGCTCGGGCGTGCATGGACCGGAGTGGCCTTTGGGTCATCACCGCGCGCTGGTGGCCGGTCAGCTCAAGGCGCTGGATCACGGCTATCTCCCAGTCATCGTAGTAGTACGGCACGTCAAGTGCGCGCCGTCGCTCTTCCACGAAGGGCAGTACCCATTCCTTGAACTCTGCCACGTCGATAGCAAGGCAGGTTCGGCACAGAGGGTGCCTGACCGCCCTGTACATGGCGAACTGCTTCAGCGGGAGGTCAAGCCCGCAGTCAGCGCACTCTTTGGTCTCAAGCCTCACGCGGGGGCCTGCCAGTGATCCACGGTGCCGTCGAGGTTCCACGAGTTGTAGCAGCCCTCATGCGAACAGAGAATTTCCTCCGGCTCGCCTGCCCTGTAGGAAATCCACAGTGGCATCCCGTGGCAGGGGGTCACGATGTTCCGGGGCCGATCTTCAGGCACAACGGCCTGCTCTGCGTTGTGTGCGAACGCGCTGCCCAGCAGCTCGTGGTCGTAGCGCTGTCGTTTGGGCTGGCCTGTTGTCATGATGCACCGTCGATAAGGGTCAGCAGGTACTCGCGGTCCCGAATGGACTGGTCATAGGGGTAGCTCGTGAACTCTGCCTTGTCCAGTTCCAGCCGCTCGCGGATTTCCTGAAGCACACGGTCACCGACTCCGGGGTTGTCAGCCACCCAGTCAGCCCACTGCATACCCCAGCCTTCCTTGGTCTGGTGGGAGCCGTCGTGCCCTGCGACAAGGCCGCACTCAAAGAGGTGGCCGAAGGGTCCGGTGTACTGGCTGGTGCAGGTGTTCGTCTTAGTCAAAGTGTTCATACCGCTGAGCCTACCTTCCCTTTCCGTTGCCTGCAAGCCAATAGGCCATTTTTTCTTCGCGTATTTTTACGGGCAAAGTCGCTCTGCTGCCCTTGTAATTCTGATTGCGCCGTGCTTCTTCATCTTCTGGTCTGCCCAGCGGACAGCCATAGCCAGCTTCCCCGCCTCAACCAGCGACATGCCCGTGTAGTCGGGGTAGTGGTTCTTCACGGTGGCTGTGCCGATGCCGTAGGTCTTGATGATCTGCCGTATGGGCCAGCCGTCTGCCACGGCTGCGTCCAACAGGGCCTTGCGCTCCGGTGAGAGCTTCCGGCCTCTTGTCACTGCTGGCATTCTTGTGACTTGTCTCGGAGCCACTGAGACTCGGGTGGGGCGGTAATGAAGACCTCAAGGTTCTCCGTGCCGATGCCGTAGTCCCTGAACTCTGCCAGCCGTGCTTCGGCAGATTCTTGGGTGAGGTGGCGCTCGCTGAAGATGGAGCGCGCCACTACGTTGACGATGCGGTATTCAAGTTTGCTCTGTTGGATTGTCATGCAGATGAGCCTACAGGGTGCAGTACGGAAAATCCACTACTCCAACTATGTATCTCGAAGCGGGGAGCTTATTGACGATGATTCTCATCTTTATTCTGATTTAGTCAGAACTTCACGCGGAAGTGATAGCAAGCTCTCTATGCATATGCATGTATACCCTCCCCGCCCAGTGAATAAACATGTGAATAAATTCTCAGTACACCGCATTACTTTACATGCAAACGAATGTATATGTATGCGCTCCCACACCTCCCACCCTGTGACGGCACAGATGCATGGATATGTCAAGTGCTGCCCAGTCCTCGAGAATACTTGAATGCTCAACGCTCTAAGGCTCTGTATGCCTCTCTAAGGGCCTCGCATGGCTCTTAGGCACTCTCACCTATCCATGCCCTTGATAGGGCCTCAGCGTGGCGTGTAGGGCTCATGAGGGTATGCACAGCACACGTACCCACAGACAGGGCAGCTCCATAGGAAGGGCCTGTTATAGGGCTTCCATACAGCGTATGGGAAAGTAGTTGCAAACGCGGCATAAGGTACCGATTTTTTGTGTTGCCCTCTATCACCCAATTTATTTATTGAAAACAGAATATGTAAGTAAGGAATAATAATAAATACATATATAAGTTACCTACGGGAGATGTCGATTATTGGATAGTGATGGTATCTAACCCGCGCTCCTCCCTACTCCCATATGGCCTGTACCCACATTGTACTGCCCTTTGTACTGCCCTCTCCGATACCCCGATTTACCCTCAAAACAGGTAATACATTTCATTATCACGATGTAATACGTTACCTATTTTGTGACCATCGTCACACCTCCCAAATTCCCCTCAATTCGGTAATACATTGCATCGACATAATGGAATGCGTTACCTCCCAAGCCCCGTATTCCGACCTCGCTCCGCAGGGCACGTAGACCCTGTGGAGAGTACCCGCACACAACGTGTGCTCTCAGCGCATAGGGACGCTGTAAGCCTCTGTAAGCGCCTATCAGCACAGCTACCCTCTCCCAGTGCCTAAGACGTACCGTTAGAGCCTCACAGAGCCGCCTAGGCCCTTAGAACGCAAAAAAGCCCCCTACGTGTGTAGGGGGCTTGAATGCTTGTTGGGGTTACTGGCCGTCGATCCGGTTTACTTTGTCGTTGCAACGATCGCAGATAGGCACGTCACCCAATACCGGGTGGTTACGTGCGCCGGTTGCATCATTCTCGCAGCGTGCAAACCACTGGCACTGAACGGGGGTTACTTCCTGTTCAGTCATGAACTCGTCGTAATGGTCTCGCATCTGCTCAAAGTGCCGGATCAATTCACTTTCCAGCGTGTACTGCTTCACAGTGACTAGGCCCTGCTCATTCTCGCTGACCATGAAATGCCCAACGAGTGAGTCGCGCAACTCTTGAGTAAAGGGGAAACCTTCACTTTCAACTAGCAACTCGATAACAGAATTGAACTCTGTATTTGTTTGGGATACTTCCATTGCATCTAGGGAGATACGCCAGATATAAACGCCATAGTCTGTGACGTCTCCAAAGCTGTCATTTCCCCAGTCTTGGGTGCACAGGAAGTGGAGAGCTGAATCACGGAATGAATCGAATTTTCCAAGCATGTTATTTGTCCTTTGTTTTGTGTGGAGAGATTAGTTACTGATTTTTGTACGGGCGCATGTGGATAGCCATGCCACTACCGCCGTTTTTGCCGTAGTAGCGAGTGCCGTTGGGTGCTACAGCTTGCACGTAACTAACGCTTGAGCCATGCCAACCAGTATTGGCAGTACCGATATACGTCACTTTCATCAGCACAGCACCGGGCCATGTAGTGATCTGCTTACCGTCACTGGACACATAAGCAAACACAGACTCACCGCGCTCCACAGCTTCAATGTCCGGTTTAGATGCACAGGCATAGCAAAGGGTCTTACCGTCGTTGTCCCTAGCGGCTCCTGTGAACATGGCTACTCCGGTGCTGTGGAATGCCGTGGGGGCCTCTGGCAAGTGTCCACAGTCCAGTGGAGTAGTCCAGTAGGGAGAATTGAGAGAGTAAGTGTTGTCCATGATTTATTTTCCTTTGTTTTGTGTGGAGTGAATCGGGAGAGTAATTACTCTCCCCCAAAGTCGTCGGATGCCTGATATTCGGCACTTGAAATGTCCCTAGTGGAGAACTCAAGGAAAGTGTCAGACTTCCAAGGGCTTACATAACGGTCAATGACCCTCACAAAGGTAAGACCCTTGAATTCAGGGTGCTTATCTCCAAACTCAGTACCGATTGAAATAACGGCAGGATCTTCCTGCCCGCATACTGTCTCCCCCAATTGCCAGTAGTCCAGCATGTTCGCCATAACGTCGGCAAACAATTCTTTGTTGTATGGGATGGTCTTAGCCATTAGTAATTCTCCCCAGCTAGGCGCAACAGTGAATCGTACTTAGCAAGCACCTTTAGAGCGTGGCCTACGTGCTTACGGAATTGGTCAAGCGTAAGAGGTTCATAGATGTACTCCCCAGCCTGTAGCAGTCCCTCTAGGGCCTGATAGCTGTAGTCCTCCGCATCTCCACCAAAGGGACTTGCTACGTATTGCAGCTCACTGGGGATAGAGACCTCATATTTGGTTGCAATGTCGCACAGGGCAAACAAAAACCTAATGTTGCTCCCCCATTTGTCACCGGAGTCGAAATTCTCCCGTAGCACAGTCAGGACGGGATTAGTGTTGCTAGGCCATGTAGTCATGTTGTGAATCCTTTACTTAAGTTTGTCTTGAATTGCATATCGGTAGACCCAAGCACAGGCAATAACGAGTGCAAGGAATTGAAGCCCGTTCACAGTGTCACCAGTAGCGCGTATGCGTTATAGATGACCGTTACGAATATGAGAACTCTTACGTGCCTGTAGTACCTGATTTCGTAAGCTTCCATTGTTTGTTTCCTTAGAACGGTGGGCTAATCCAACTGGGGAGGAATACAAATACAACGATTAGTGACCAGCCAAAGACTTTTGAAGCGTGAGGGAATAGTTCAGTCTTCAATGTTTACAGCCCTAGCCTTTACAAGAGCTGCCAACATTTCAATGTCTTCCTTTGTGGCGTAGGGAGTCGCCCCGTCGCTATCAATTTCAACGTATTCCCACCAATCAATGTTGTCATCTAGCCATTCACCATTAGGCAAATAGGTAGGCCTAGTCTCTAGCACTTCCCCTATTTCCTCTTTTGTCATGTCTTCAATGGCGTAGGCCAATTCATCGACTAGGAATTCAAGCTTTGTTTCTGTCTCAAGGTCTGAGTAATCAGTGTCGTTGAATATCGGTTCACGTTCCGCTAGGTCTTCCACTAGTTCCCGGTAGTCCGCATTACGAATGAACTGTGATGCGCTCATGGTTAGTGAGTAGTGCATATCGATAAAGCGTGACTTCCTGTAATGCCTTTTGATTGAGCGACGGTTACTATCGTCAATCAGTGTCGCGCCGTAGCCGTAATAGGTATTCGGAATGATGACTCTCTTTACTTCCCCTCCCTTGCACAGCTCCAACAGAGACTCAATCGTTGGGGTCTGTGCTTCCTCTTCATACCAAACATTCTTCAAATAGCTAAACATTGTGTGTTCCTTTGTTTGTTGGCTAATAGGGCATAACGCGCTAGGTGCGAGACCCAGCGCGCAAAGCCTAATTAGTCGTTATTGGCTTCCCGGTATTCAGCAAGCGCCTGCATTGCTTGCTGCTTTGTTGCGTACGTCATGTGCTCGCCGATTGTTTCAATGTCCAATCTTTCATCCGACTCCCGGACCACTTTGCGGACATTGAACAATTTAGGTTCGCCGGATTCGTAACGTTCCGACGTGATGAAATACCGTCCACCGATCAATGAACTTTCAATTTTGCTGTTGAAGAATTTCATTGCTTTGGGAGTGAACCAGAAACTCCCCGCCGCGCTAAATGCTGCTTTCACAGCAGGAATGGAAGTGAACTCGTCATAGCCTTTAGTCATTGTCTTTTGTTCCTTTGCTTAGTTGTTCGGGTTGCTGAAGTCGAAAATTCGGATATTGAATGGTGCATCTGCGTAAAGCTCAGAGCCACCATTAGGGCCTTCAAGCACTACATGCTCAGGTGTGCGGCCTGCTTTGCTGCTCACCTTGAAGGGGCCTATCCACTCGCCGCGCTCCAAAATTTCTACTTTGTCCCCAGCCTTGAATCCCATGTCTCTCCCCTAGCTGCTAACGACTGATTAGGGACTCTCCCTAAGCAGACCAAAGCCTCTAGTCTTCCCGCGCTAGGTACCTAGTAATGACTAGGCCCTAGCGCGCTACCCGCGTTCACTGTTTAGTTTTCAATTCCTGCCTAGCGGGTAGGTGTTCCTGGGAGCTAACCGCGCTCCCTTTCCCCTGCCTCCCTGTCTTGCGCCTTCAGCCTAACCCGTACCAGCAAAAAGTGCACCTTTCCACAGGGTTATCCACAGAAAAGGGGTAGTTATCCACAGTTGCAACCAGGTTTTACACAATTGGGGCCAGGTTATCCACAGTTTCATGCAAGTTATCCACAGATTCATACGTGTTATCCACAGGAAAACGGGGTTATCCACAGGATTTTCTGTTACTGGCGAGTAACTTAGTGGAAAAATAAAAATACTGTTACCTATCTGTTACCTAACCTGTTTTCTGACCTCTCGAATACGCGCCCGCGCGCATGACGCGCGTGAAATAACACAGGTATGAAGCTCTGTCTACCCTTTGGGAGCCGTTATCTAAATCGTGACCTTTAGGCCCTGTGAGCCGATCTAACAGCTTGGGGGTCGAAAACAGGTATTTGTCCACGGGCGTAAAAAGCTGAGTTTCCACAGGTTATCCACAGACAACTGTTTCGTATTTGACAACCTGTAGTCATACTCTCACTTAGGTGACTTCTAATGAATGGCATTCATTTAGGCTTCCTAATGGTTAGGTATGCCTAAGTCAGCCTCACAGGGCAGCGGCAAACTACATGCAAACGCATATACCTTGGAGTGCATATAAATACAGGTTGGCTATCGCGCGCGTTCAACTATGCAAGCGGTACTTTGTACTGCTATTTGTACTGCCGAAACTAAGCAGTAGGCAGCTATCGGTTAGGCAAACGATAGTAAAGCTCTCAGTTAGCGAGCTTGGGAGGCCATACCAGCCCCGGAGACGGCTTTCGTCGGATCGCACCAGCCCCCGCGGGTGTGGTCTAGGCGTAAAACACCCTAAAGAAGTCCCCTTGGACCAAATTCTCGGGAGGTCTGGGGGATTTTTGGCGGGATTCTAGTTTATCTTCAGGGACTTTGGCAACTTATGGTAGGCTATAGCCGTGAAAGAAACTAAACCCAAAAAATACAACGTGATCGACTGGCGTATACGCTTCTGGGCCAAGGTCAACAAGACAGACACATGCTGGCTCTGGACTGCTGGCCAGAATGAGAATGGGTACGGGGTGTTCAGGGTAGCGGGAAGGCTTACGGGGGCACACAGGGTGGCCTACAAGCTTGAGCATGGGAGCATCCCAGCCGGAGCCGTCGTTGACCACATATGCCACGTAAGGCATTGCGTGAGACCGGAACACCTACGAGCGGTCACCCAGAAGCAGAATGCTGAGCACAAGAAGGGTGTTGCAGCTAACAACACGTCCGGGTACAACGGTGTCCATTGGAACAAGCAGTTTGGCAAGTGGAAGGTCACGATTAGGCACAACGGTAGGCTGCACTACTTTGGCTTGTACGATGACTTGCACGAAGCAGGAGAGGTCGCTAGAGTCAAGCGCAACGAACTCTTCACACACAATGACAAAGACAACAAAGGAGTGTAGGTTAGTCCCATGACAACTTTCCCGAACGGCCAGAAGGTCCGAGTGACCGAAGCTTACGGCAACACCAGCCAGAACGGTGACGGCAGCGTCCAAGGACTTCACGGCGTGGTGGGTGAGGTCAGCCAGCATATTGCGGGGTACGTTGAGGTAGCCCTGAGCTACGGCGATAGCCCCGCCAAGTACCTGTACTTCTTCCTCCCCGAGGAACTGGAAGCCGTCTAGGGTACCCCACCCCCTCACGAAACGATTTTGACTTTTGGCAAAAGGCCGTTTGCCTTATAGATCTGATGGGGCTTGCACCACCCGAAACAACCTGCTATCGTATCCCGGTAGCAGGTTGTTTTTATTTGTACGATAGGAGAGCAAAGTGGAAGAATTGAAAGAGAAATACGGCGACTGGGTAGCATTCACCCGCACCCGTGAGGCCGAGCGTGCCAAGGTCATGAACCCCGAGAGCACACAGGCACTACGGCAGAAGATCAAGGACCAACAGGGCGTCGTGCTCAAGGCACAGGCAGAGTTGCAGATGCTCAAGGCCCAGCTCACCCTGTCAGGGGCAGACGGCGCACCCTACCGCAAGGCAGCGTTCGACCTTGAATGGTCTGAGCGCAAGGCAGTTCTCAAGGATGAGGTGGAAACCCTCATTGCCGAGCAGATTGAGGCTGGGGTGTCCATCCCCAAGCTCATGAAAGAGCTTCAGTGCAAGTCCCCTAACTGGCTGTACTCCATCAAGGAAAACCTTGCCCTGTACCGTGGGGCAACCAAGGAAGACACGCTGGACGCACTGTGGGAGTGGTCCGACGCCACCAGCGTCCACCGCTACGGCCTTGCCAAGGCACCGGAGACAAACGAGTGGGCCTTTGTGCTCCTCATTGGTGCGATTGACTCTGAGTTCGACGGAGAGCGCTGCGTCTTCGACTTCAAGACTGGCTTCTTTGTCAGCGGCAGTCGTGCCCTGTTCGACAGCGTTACTGACGGTGTGAAGAAACAAAGGGCCACGCTACTTGCGTCAATTCTTGACAGCACGTACACTAAAAAAATAAGGCGGGATACCAACCCGTACTTTCACACCAAGTAGGAGAGAAAACAAAAGTGACTAACACTGTAGTTGACACCAACCTTGCCCGAACCATTACGGTTGTCCCCCAGACCGGAGGGGCCAAGCACCTCACCGTCATGGACACGTACCGGTCCAAGGAAGTCCGCTCGTACATCTACAAGGAGGACGCAGAGAAGCTGGGCCTTGCACTGCTGGGTGAGAACGCCACCGTCGTCACCGACCTGCCGGAAGCAACGGTGGAGGCAGGTTACGGCAGCCGAGACATTGTGAATGCAGGCGACACCGCCTACTACTCCGACAAGAACCACGAGAGTGTTCTAAAGCACGCCAAGGAACTGCTGGCCATTCACAAGCACCTCGTGGAGCAGCAGGCCCTTGCAGCCAAAGAGGCTGAAGTAGCCAAGGCCAAGGAAGCCGAGCGTACCAAGCGCCGGGATGAACTGGTCATCGAACACCGGGGCTGGGGCACCTACGACAGCAGCTCTGTTATCTTCCAGAGCGCCATTGACCACATCATCAAACTTGAGGAAGCCGCCAAGTGAAGAAAAGCATTACAGCAGTAGCCGTAGCAGCCGTCCTGACCGTCACCGCCCTCACAGGGTGCCAGCCCGCATCCAAGGTGGCATCGGACAACGTATCCAAGCAGGCCGATAACTTTGAGGTCCAGCGCAAAATCGTTGGAGTCAACGGCATCACCGACAAGGTTGCCTTTGAGGTTGAAGGCCGGTGCTCCATTGAACCTGAAGACCGCAAGTTGGTGGTCATGTGCAAGCACGGCGAGAACGACTACCGCAAGCACTATGTTGGCCTCAGCGACAACACATACTGGGTGGCCGAGCAGTTGGACGGCATTGACGTGAGCGTGTACCACACCAGCATCATCATCCGGCCTGAAGCGCTGATCCCTGAGTTCAAGCTGGACGCTGGCAAGCAGTAACAAAACTCAAGCCCCCTGTGCCAGTCGGTGCAGGGGGCTTGCTTGTACCCTCAAATGTGTGTATTCTCTTATGTACACCCCCTAGCGAGAGAAGAAAAAGAAATGAATCTCACCAAGACACAAGCCCTCATGGTCATTGAACACTTCGCTGCTCAGGCAGCAGAGGATGCGCCCATTGTGGGTGCTGACAAGCACATGTGGCTCACCCGCTATCAGGCCAGCATTGCCATTGAGCGCCAGATCGGGGAGTGGTGGTGGGACTCGCTGGTTGCCAACATGTCGGACCTTCAGAGCTTCGATCGTGACCCAGCAGGCTTCTTGCACGAACAGGGCTGGGAAGACAGCCTTGCCCAGCGGGACAACGCACGCCAGCACATTGAGCGTCAGGTAAGCTGGTCGATTGACAACGTATACAGGAATTCAGGAGCGTAGTGGCACTAGAGGAACGATTCTGGGCTAAGGTCAACAAGACGGATACATGCTGGCTGTGGACAGCATGTAAGACACTCAACGGGTACGGAAGGTTTAGGGTTACTTCTAACAAGGCAGAGTATGCCCATAGAGTCGCCTTCGGAATGGCAGGACATGTACTACCCCGAGGCATGTTCTTGGATCACACTTGCTACACCAGAGAATGCGTCCGACCGGACCACCTACGTCCTGTGACTAGGAAACAAAACATGGAGAACCGAGAGGGGGCAGCTAGCTCTAGTTTGTCCGGGTACAGGGGTGTACACTGGGACTCCCGACAGCGGAAGTGGAGAGCAAGTGTACGACACAACAGTAAGGCTCACCACGCGGGGCGATTCGACAGCCCCGAGGAAGCCAACAGGGCTGTCATAGCACTGCGCAACAAGCTATTCACGCATAACGAGCAGGACAGGTAATGGAACCTCTAATACCGTTTGAAGATCAGGAAACTGCAATAGACTATATCCTGACAAACAAACGCATTTTGCTGAAAGCCCCGACAGGAGCAGGCAAAACGCTCGTGGCCGTGGAAACTGCTAAACGTTCGGGAGCCAAGGTTGTGCTGGTCATTGTTCCGTTGAACACTGTCAAGGGCTGGCGGGAGACAGTAGAGCGCCAGTATGGCGAGGGTGTGATGCCCTTCCACCACATCACCTCTAAGGTGGCAGGCAAGCGAGCACACGGGGCACTGCTGTCAGGCGAAACTGGCTTTTACGTGATCGGCAGGGAGTATTTCAAACGGTTTGGTTGGAGTTCCCTACGCAAGTGTGAGTTCGTAGCGTTGGATGAGTGCCACGGTGCTACCAATCAGAAGTCACTCATGTGGCGCATGTTGAAGACAGCCAAGGCACCCTACCAGCTCGCCATGTCGGCTACCCCATTCGGTAACAAGGTGGAAGGTGCATGGGCACTAGCCCGCTGGCTGTGGCCCACACAGACCCCACGGGGCTACTGGAACTGGGTCACGGAGTTCTTCACCACAGAGAAGAATATCCACGCAGAGCGCAGAGCCAAGGACAAAGGGCAGTACGCCAGCCCGGACATTGTACGTGAGAAGGTACCCGGCAGCGTGTGGAGGTCACTGCCTCACGCCTTCCGCATGAAGTCCGTCTACAAGGGCGTGCCTGTCATCCACACGGTTGAGGTGGAGCTGTCCCCGCAGCAGCGCAAGCACTACAAAGAGCTTGAAGAAGAGGCAATCACTTGGCTGGATGACCACCCTCTAGCCGTGGACCTCCCCCCTGTGCTCAGCATGAGGTTGAGGCAGGTATGCCTTGCCGTACCGTCCATCAAGCAGGATTGGAAACGTGTCTACGACAAGGACACGGAAGAGTGGTACAAGGAATGGGGCGACGTTGTTTACTTTGACGACGACGCCAAGAGTTCCAAGGCTGACGTGACCATGGAGATATTGGCTGACCAATTTGCCGGTGGCCCCATCCCGTTCCTCATCTTTACGGACTCACGTATCTATGCCACGCTGCTGACCAAGCGCTTGCAGGCCAAGGGCTACCGCGCACGCCAGTTCATCGGCGGCATGTCCCCGGCTGAACGTGCATGGAAGCTTGAAAACTTTGGCGTTGAGTTTGAAATCATGGTATGCACCATCCCCACGGTGGCAGAAGGCACGGACGGCCTACAGCGGGTGTGCTGGAATGAAATCTGGGAAAACGTTACTTGGAACCGCTTGCTAAATGTCCAGACACAGGGTAGAAATAGTAGGACAGGTCAGACAAAGATCGTGAACCGCTGGATGTTGCAGGCAGTGAACACCGTGGAGATAAAACAAATCGGCAAACTCAAGTCCGATCAGGACTTGATGGACGCCGCCATTGAGGAAGAGGAATCCGCATAGTGGCTACAGGAACAGTAGAAGTGCAGGTCAAGGTATCGGACATGGAGCAGGTTCAGCAGGTGATTCATGAGCTGGCAGTGACGCAGCGCCAGTTGGACGTTCTGGGGGAGTATTTCCTGCTCGCACTGAACTGCCTCCCCGGCAAGCAACTGAAGGTGTCCCTCACTGAGCAGGCGCTTCTGGGAGAGGTGCCCCTTGTCTTGCAGGCACGTTCGGATGAGCACGGCAACGTCATCTTCCGAGCGGTGGAGGACAAGTGAACTTTGACACCGAGTGGGGCGTAGCGTGGTCCACGGCTGAGGCCAACGGCCCTAATCCTGTGGAGACCAAGGCCAAGGCAAAGACTATGGTCAAGAACATGCGCGCCTATGGCCTTGAAGCCCGCGTTGTGTGGAGGGGCATTACCCCTTGGATGGAAGAGGCGGAAGCAGAGTGAACAAGAAACTCCTGACCACGCTGTGCGTCGTGCTGGCGGTCCTCTGTGGGGTGGCTAGCGTGGTCATGTTCATCATGAATATCTGGATTCCTGACATTCGGTGGGCACAGACGGGTGGCATCTTCCTCACAACGGGCGTTGCACTAGGTTTCGCCGCTGGGGGCGTAAACATTTGAGCGGTATCTTCCAGCAGGCAGCGCGCCAGTGGCATGAAATGCGCAGTGACTTCCTTGGCCACGTAGACAACGAGTACGACAAGGCGCTTGAAGCCTGCTCCGGTGTGCTAGTGAACAAGGAAGGCCGCTCACTACACGTAGACGGCTATGACCTCTTCAAGGGCACACAGAGACGTGCAGACAAGTACGCCAGTGAAGAGCTGAAGGAATACTGGGAGACGCACCCGCGACTCTCCCTCGAAGATTACGAACTGCTCTGGCTCTCAGGCCAGCTACAGGAGGTATGAAGTGACTTTTTCACAGTACATGGTGGCCACGGACGCTGACAAAGACGATTGTTTCGTGCATCACAGCGTGGGTGTGGACAGCCGTGTGGGCCTCTACGTGATCGACGGACAGGGCAGAGAATTGAGCTTCAGCCCCGAGGTGCAGGAGAGCATCTGGGAGGCATTGGGGGACTACTTTCACACCACCAAAGCGGCTGAGCTTGCGGTACTATTGAGTACCGCGACTAACTAGGAGCACATTGGAACACAAAGTACATTGCCCAACCACCGTCAAGGGCGGGTCAGGATTCACCTGTACCTGCTGGCGCGAAAACGGTAACCCGAAAAAATAAAATAAGTTGACACGAAGGCCGGATGCCCTTACTGTAGAGATACAGAAGGCATCCGGCCTTCAGCTTTAGGTAGGAGAGAACCGAAATGGCTAAGAAGCCCACACAGGCAGAGCTGGAAAAGCTCGCAAGCATTGCCCTCCGTGCTCAGATCAAGGCTGACGCAGCCAACGCTGAGCTTGAGAAGTCCAAGAAGGAACTGATCGGTGCCCTCATGGACGCTGGCAAGTTCAACAAGGACACGAAGGCCATAGGCAACGTGAAGCTCAACATCACGCCCAACCGCTTCTTCGACGTGGAAGAGGCCCTGACTCTGGTCACCCCGGAGGACATTGAGGAATCCACCATTGAGGTTGTGGACGCCAAGCTGCTCAAGCAGCACATGACCCCCATTCAGGTTGAGAAGGCCATGAAGGACTACCCCGTTCCCTTCAAGCTGGGAATCAAGCCCAACGTACTGGATGAGGCGTAACCCGTGAAGATCACTGAACTGTTCAGCCTTGAAGACCTTGAGCTGGAACTACAAGACGGCTACGTGGTGGAGCGGAAGCACCCCACGTTGCCCCTGACCATCCTAAACTACACGGACAGGGCCACGTTTGAGCAGCGCTGGAACTGTGTCACCGAGAACTGCCGGGGCCTCATCGTGAACAACGTCACGGATGAAGTCATTGCCCGTGGCCCCCGCAAGTTCTTCAACTACGGTGAGCCGTCTGCTACACCGTGGCCTCTGGACACTCAGGTACGCCTCACCCGCAAGGAAGACGGCTCGCTGGGTATCGGCTGGCAGTATGAGGACAACTACGGCATTGCTACGCGGGGCAGCTTCACGTCGGAGCAGGCCGTTCACGCCACAGAGCAGATGACTCCTGACGAAGAGGGCAGCATCGACTTTGGGGATGTCAACGGCAACTCCCGCATGTGGGAGATTGTCTACCCGGAGAACCGGATTGTGCTGGACTACGGAGACCGGGACGAACTGATTCCTCTGGGCACCGTGGACAACAAGACGGGTCTTATCCGCTACCGCCCAAGCCATGTGCTTGTGGACGGTCAGCCTGCCGTCATGACACTGGCTGAGGCCATTGCCCTGCCCATCCCCGACGATGAAGAGGGCTACGTCCTTGACATTCTGGATGAGTACCTGAATGTGGTTGACCACCTCAAGCTCAAGGGTGACAGGTACAAGGAACTGCACGCGGCTATCTTCGGCCTGACTGAGGCCAGAGTGTACGAAGCGTGGCTCAAGGACGATGTGCTTGACTTCATTGAAGCCCTGCCGGATGAGGTACAGCCGTGGGCACTCGCTGTGGCTCAGCGTCTTGACAGCGAGCATGAGGGCTACATGTTCCGTGTGCGGGAAGCCTACGAGGACACCTACTGGAACATCCGAGGCAGCGTGGTTGATCGCAAAGAATGGGCGCAGTACATCATGGCCAACCACAAGGACTTGTCCGCTGGTCTGTTCGCCCTGCTTGACGGCAACACCGAGAAGTGCCATGCTTGGGTAGACAAACAGATCAAGCCGGGACACGTACCGTTCTCGTCACTAACTACGCAGAAACAGGAGCGAATTTCACTGTGACAGCAGAAATCATTATTACGAGGGGCCTGCCGGGTAGCGGCAAGAGCACATGGGCCAAAGCATTTGCCAGCCTTGCAGGCAACGTCGCCATTGTTGAGCGTGATGAACTGCGCTTGCAGCTCTTTGGCTCCTACTGGACGGGCAAGCAGGAGGACGAAGAGCGGGTCACCCGGCTTCAGGAAGCGCTGGTGCGTTCGTACCTCACTGAGGGTACGCGGGTGGTTATCTCGGACACCCACCTCCCCGACCGTTCGGTGAAGAAGTGGCTCAAGCTGGGGGCTGAGCTGGGTGTGCCCGTGGAGGTACAGGAGTTCCGTCACGTCCCGCTGGCTCAGGTGCTTGTCCAGAATCAGGCTACCGAACGCTTGCGTGGCGGCAAGGCTGTGGCCCGAGAAGTCATCACGGACAAGTACGAGCGCTTCATCAAGGGCCGTAACCTTGACAAGGTAGTGGAGTACACCCCCAAGGCAAAGGCTGTGATTGAGCCTTACGTGCAGCCCCCTGTACCGGCCTACCCGCGTCTCAACGCTGTCATCTTCGATATTGACGGCACACTGGCAGTCATGGGTGACCGCTCGCCCTACGACGGGGCTGCTGTCTGGAAGGACGCGCCGAACCACGACGTTGCCACCGCCCTCACCTTGCACCGTGAAGCCCAGCACACCATCTACATTGTCAGCGGACGGGACGAAGAGTACCGTGACGTGACGGAGAAGTGGCTGGACTCCCACGGACTCAAGTACGACGGCTTGTTCATGCGTCCCACCGAACAGGGTGACAAGCGCGAGGACAGCATTATCAAGCACGAGTTGTTCAACAAGTACATTCGGCCCTTGGGCCACCGCATTGTGGGTGTGTACGATGACCGGCACCGTGTGCTCCGCATGTGGCGGAAGCTGGGACTCACCACCTTCCACGTCAACGGACCCGACGCGGGCGACTTCTAAGGAAAGAGAACAAGTGGCAAAGCACTACACAGCAATCGTAGAAATCCTTGAGGTGCAGCAGGTCGTGGGCACGCGGGAATCCAACGGCGGTAAGGACAAGACTGAGGTGGCACGTATCGTGGTACGTGCCGACACCTTGGAAGAACTGCGTACCAAAGTCGGAAAGCACATCGAACTGGTCTAACGCTTGACAGGCGGCGGATAAGGGACTAAGCTCTTCTTATCCGCCGCTTTTTTACGAGAGGAACAAAAGCAACTTTGGAATACAATGACTTTCAGGTACAGGCTTTGAATACCGCAATATACCCTATTGACCGCGAGGTTGACTACACCATCGTAGGACTTGGCTCTGAAATCGGGGAGCTGGCTGAGGTTTACGCCGAAGCCAAAAAGGGCTTCTACGGCAAGCTCAACGGGGCTACCACGAAGGAAGCACTCAGCGAGTGCGGAGACATTTTCTGGTACGTTGCAGCTACGGCTGACGCACTGCACCTTCAGCTTGACTGGGTGCTGAAGCAGACCACCACGGACATTCACCACGTCAGCAAGGGCCTGACTCTCGTGGACATGGTTGCGGCACACGGACGGATTCAGGGAATCCTGAAGAAGTCCATCCGGGACAACGAAGGTTTCCTGACACCCAACCACGAGGTGCTTATTGCCTTGGACCTTTGCAACGTCTGGCACCACACGGCCCAGTTCATCTACCTGCTGGGCGGCACCGAGAATGGCGTCATGAACGCTAACCTAAACAAGCTTGCTGACCGCAAAGCGCGTGGTGTGCTTCAGGGGAGTGGTAACAACCGTTGAGCAAACAGCACAGCGTAACCGTCCGCGTAGAGCTTGAAGACGGCACGATTATCCAGCAGGTAGTAGGCTTCAACGGCGGGAATCCGCTGTTCCACGTCAAAGAGACTGGCAAGGCTGGTATCGACGCCTTGGAAATGGTAGGACAGGCCCTTGAGGCTATTTACGGAGCGGTGGAGAACCCCCTGTGGAAGTAGACAACCGACGTAAGTACCTCACCATCCTGAAGAACCTGTACAGCGGTGACAGAACGCTGGTGAGCATGGCAGGACGGGCCAAGGCCAAGTTCGAGGAAGCCGAGCACGAAGCCTTCAACGCCTTTCAGGTGGACGTAGGGGCTCTCTTCCTTGATCTGAAGGAAGAGCTGGATCAGGGTATCGAGGACTTGGGGGAGTTCAGTGACCCTGACCCCGCCAAGTGGGACTTTGACGATTGGTTCCAGTTCCAGAACGCCATTGCTGGGCACAAGTTTGAGGAAATCTATCACCTCATGGCCACGCGCCAGCCCAACGTACACCTCATCTGGACGGAGCTTGAAAACCGCCTTGACATTTCTTGAGATAGCCACGGGCTACAAACTTCCCTGCCGGGAACCCAAGCCTGACCTGTACTTCGGCGACTCACAGGATGAGGAAGAGAAGTACAACGACGAAGAGGCACACGAGGTAGCAACCCTGTGTGCCTCTTGTCCGCTGAAGTTCCCCTGTCTTGAGTGGGCACTGCTGAATGATGAGCAGGGGGTCTGGGGCGGCATGACCCGTTCACAGCGCCAGCAGCTCAAGGATCGGGGCAAGCACTGAAATCCTTGACCAATGAGCTACGCGACATGCTCAGCCAAGAGTCTGACAGGGACAAGCAAAGGCTGGTAGGGCCGTCATCCCTCGCGGGGTGCCCCTACTGCCTTGGCTTGGACATGCTGGGGCAGAAGGAACAGTCGTTTGGCTGGTACCCACGGCTGGGGACTGCCTTTCACTACTGGGCTGAGCATCACAACACTATACCGGGCGCTGTGACCGAAATGAAGGTGACCGTAGGCGAGATTGAGGGCTACGGAATCATCAAGGGGACATGCGATTTGTATTTGCCCCATCGAAAGACTATTGTTGATTACAAGCTGGTAGGCAAGAACACCAGACAGGCTGCAATGGTTGACCGCCCGAGCACACAGTACCGGGGACAGCAACACCTCTACTGCAAGGGCGCTATCGCCCACGGCTTTGAGGTGAAGAAGTTCGCCATTGCGTACATTCCACGGGACTCTGCGAGCCTCAAGGACATGTACGTGTACACCGAAAATTACAGCCCGACATTTGCTAACAAAACACTTGACAGGGCAAAAAAAGTGTGGGACTATTCTTCAAGTGGTCGAGTCGAAGAGCTACCTTCTGACCCTGAATGTTACTCATGCACGAGAGAGGGACGCGCACCAATTGGCTAAAACTGACGTAGAGCTTGAAGTTGATCCGTTTGCAGATTTCGATTTGAGCGGATTGGGGCTGGAATTGGACGAACCCACAGAGGCCACCGACAAGCACACGATGCTTGTGTACGGACGGCACCGGGTAGGCAAGTCCACCCTTGCATCAACCATTGCAGAGGTTGAAGGTAAGTACCCTGTCCTCTGGGTAGCTGCGGAGGACGGTACCACCGCCTTTGCAGGCAAGTACCCCAAGGGCCGTATCAAGGTGGTGAACGTCCGCACATGGAAAGAGATTGAAGCTCTCGTGAACATGGTGCTGGACAACGACACCCCGTTCAAGACCATTGTGTTCGACACACTGGGTGAAATTCAGGAAATCATCAAGCGCGATTACCTCAAGGCCAACAAGTCTTCGGACTTTGCCATGTGGGCGCAGATTGCCGACAACCTGACGTGGTTGGTCACCCAGTTCCAAGACAAGGAAGCGCCGTACAACGCAATCTACATTGCGCACACGGAGAAGGTCAAGGATGATAACCTCGGCTCTGTGCTCTTGTCCCCGTACTTCCTTGGCAAAAAGTCCATCGTGGACATTCCCAAGATTCCCGATACCATTGCCTACCTTGCGAAGGCAGAGGACGGGGACGGCGAAACGGTGCGTGTGCTACAGTTGACGAGCACGGAACGCATTGATGCCGGAAGCCGAGTGGAACACCGACTGCCTAAGCAGATGGTAAACCCAGACATGGGAAGCTTCTTTGCTTACCTTACAGGTGAGAAACCGCTTCCCGAGCAGTAAACGCACTAAACGAACAAACGCAGTAAACGACAAAACGAAATCAAAAGAGAAGAGAACCACATAGTGGCACGCGAAGCACTCATCATTGACGAAGAAGTTGCCAACGGCGGAGGTACTTTCAAGCCCCTCCCGGCAGCATGGTACACCGTCGAGATTGAGGACGTGGAAGAGGTTCAGGTCAAGGCTGGCAAGAACGCTGGCAAGGACATGTTCAAGTACAAGCTCAAGGTCATCGGTGGAGACTACGACAACCGGAAGCTGTTCGTACAGGCTTGCCTGTGGAATGAGGCGATCTTCACCCAGCGCGACATTCAGAAGGCGGTTGGCATCCCGCTTCCCGAGCCTGTGAATGGCAAGGTCAAGTTCGAGATTGCGGACGAAGACCAGCTCATCGGCAAGGAAATCAAGGTGCGCGTCATCGTCAAGGACAAGTTTGTAAAGCCGGGCGAAGAGGCCGAGCTGGACGAAGACGGCAACGTTGTCAAGGACAACGAGGTCAAGGGCTTTGCGCCTGCGGCTGGCGCAGCTCCCGCTGCAAAGAAGGCTGGCGCTAAGAAGGCCGGTGGCTTCGCTCTCTAAGTGAGAGCGCTCCTGAGCATGAGTTCTAAACTGCTCACCTACGGGGTTTGGTGTATGGGTAACACATGAGGGTAGCTCCCTCAGCAACAGGTTCGAGTCCTGACCCCCGACTCATCGTTGAAAGGAAGTGCAGTGTGGCACAGAGAAGTATCCGTGACGGCCAAGAGGTAATCATTGGCTACTGCTCCTGTTGCACTAAAGACGAAGAGACCAAAGACGATTGACAGGGAAGCCCCGAAAGGGGCTTTTCTTTACACCGAGGATAATGCAATATGTTTCACTGTGATACAGTAGGACTTTTGGAGGAAGGAGAGCGGTGACCGACGTGCAACGCGAGTTTTTGGAATTTGTATGGGGCGAGCAAGAGGGGTACGCCGACATTGCCCGGATGCTGGATGGTGACCTGAAGAACCACAAGTGGTTTGAATGGCCCACCCAGAAGGAAGAACTGCTGGCCTATGTGGAGAAGTACAGCCACGAGGACATTTACTACACCCCCGTCCTGTTCCGTGTGCCCCAGCGTCGGCGCTCTGCCGTCAAGACGGCTCAGGTTGTCTACGGTGACGCTGACCTGTTCAAGCCCGAGCACCTTCACGCCCGCCCTTCCGCCATTGTCCGCACCTCCCCGGACAAGACGCACGTTCTGTGGAGCGTCACGGACAGCAACGACGTGGCCACCCTTGAGGGACTGGCACACTCAGTGTCACTGGAACACCCCAAGGCCACCACGGGCTATGACAACGGGTGGAGCGCCACCAAGCTGCTGCGTGTCCCCGGCACAAAGAACCTCAAGTACGAGGGCCAGTCATTCGACGTGACCGCGGAGTACACGGGCGAGCTGTACACCGTGGCTGACTTCACCGAGCACTACGCCCTTGTGCCCGAGATGATCTTTGACCCCAAGCCGTTCCCTACGGATGAAATGCCGTCCTACACGGTGGCTCTGTCCTCTGTCCCCTCTTCCGGTGTGCTCGAAGACCTGCTCAAGCGTCGATTCAGCAAGGGTGGCAGTGGCTCTGAGGCCCTGTACCTGCTTTACAATGAGCTGTTCCGTCTGGGAGCACAGGCCGGTCTGGATGACGACGCCGCCGACAAGATTGTGTACGTCATTTCCGAGAAGTCCCCGCTGAACAAGTGGAAGCGCGACAATCAGCGCGGGGCTGCAAAGCTGCTGTGGGATGACATTCAGCGCGCCCGGAACAAGTACGGCAACACCATTGAGGGTGACGAGCCGGATGACCTTGAGCATGATTCCGTCATCACGGTTGCCCCCAAGCCCAAGCCGAAGGGCAAGGACTTCCTCACCCAGTACGAAAAGGAAAACCTGCCGCGCACCTTCATTGACGACTACCTTGCGTGGGCCACGTCCAAGACTGATGCTGCGCACGAGTACCACGTAGCGGGCGCGTTCACGATCCTGTCTACGATCTTCGGGGACTTTGGCCACGCCATGCCCAAGTGGGGGCCTCTCCCGCTCAACCTATGGTTCATGGTGCTGGGGAGCACAACCCTCTCCCGTAAGTCCACCACGAAGCACCTCATGCTGTCCATGATTGAAGCGCTGGAAAACGAAGCCTACCCGTATGACCTTGGCTCAAAGTTCACCGCCGAAGGTCTGGATGAGGCGCTGCGGCGCGGAGCCAACCGCTCTGCCCTGCTCCACCGTGACGAAATTCAGGCGTTCATGAAGGAAGCTGACGCCAAGCCCTACCTTCAGGGTGTCAAGGGTGAACTGACCGAGCTGTACGACGGCAAGGTATCCGGCAAGCTGCGTGCGTCCGGTGAGAAGCAGGAACAGCAGCGGAAGGGTGCCCGTGTGGCCCTTGTGCTCTTCACGATGGGCATTGAGAAGCAGCTCGCGGAGTACCTGACGCTTGAGGATTTCCAGTCAGGCTTCCTGACCCGCTTCATCTACGTTCGGGCTGACGCTCCTATCCGTACCAAACAGTCTGACTATGTTGAGCAAGCAGACCCGTGGGAAGCCAAGCAGGGCGATCCGATCTTTGACGCCATGAAGAAGCGGCTGGAAGAGGCCCGCGAGCACTGGGAAGGCTGGGCTGACCCAACCGAGAAAACCATTCCGGTCATGTGTACCCCGGAAGCGTGGGAGCGCTGGAACAAGTTCATCACAGAGGCTTTGGACGCTGCTCAGGGGACAGAGCGCTCAGAGGTGGTTGAGGCTGCGGCAAGCCGTCTGTCCAACTCTGTGCTCAAGGCAGCTACGCTGCTGGCCATGTGGGATATGCACGATGAGGTCTCCCTGAAGCACATGCTGGCTGCTATCAACTACTGTGGCCAGTGGTTTGAGCACATGGTGGGTATGGCCAACAAGATTTCAGCCTCTACGTGGAAGCGTCGGCAGGACCAACTGACGGACTTCATTGACGAACACGGCGGTGAGGTCAACTGGAAGGCAGCATACAGGCACTTCAAGGCTGACCTGCGCTCGCGGGAGTTCTTTGACCTTGTACAGGCCCTTGAAGAGGCTGGCATGGTCACGATCCGCAATGAGAAGACTGGCAGCAAGTTCATCACAGCAACAGGAGTGAAGTAATTGGAAGACAGGAACCTTGCGGGGCTGCGCCTCGCCAAGCAGTATTGGATGGACAGCCGCAACGCTGACCGCAAAATCAAGCTGGACATGGCCCGTGATCTGCATGGCTTTGAGCTGTTCAGCCTCAACCAGCTTGCCAAGATTGTCCGTATCAACGTCAAGTTCATTGCGGCCAGCCTGAAGAAGAACGCTACCGGGGGCAAGTTTGAGCCCGAAGCCCTGAGCACACTCGTGGCTATCCGCCAGCTTCAGCTCACCCGGGGCGAGCGTGTGCCCAAGTCCCTGCTCAGGATCGCGTTGGAGAGTGACACGTCATTCTCTTGCGTGGTGCGTCTCACTGGGATAAGCTACGGTTCGTACTACAAAGACGTCCCCGCCGCACACAGGAGAGAAGCAAATGACTAAGACTAAGGCCATAGAGGTGCTGGAACAGCACATTCAGGCCCAGCGCAACAAGCGCTGTGTTTGCGGTTGGAGGCCTGACTACTCGGCAGTGAAGGGGAACGAGCTTCTCCCCGAGTATCGGCAGCACCGTGAGCACGTAGCGGACATGCTGGAAGCAGCGGAGGTGCTTAAGTGAGCGACAAGGTACCCACCGCCAAGGTCTATGTGCTGAAGAACCCCAAGGTGGGTGACCCGGAGTACGACTGGAAAGTGGGATTCATCACTTGGGGTGACGTGTTCCTTGTGGTCAAGGACTGCAAGACGTTTGAAGAGGCGTGGGAATGGCTCTATGCCAACTACAAGAGGGAGACCCCGTGAGGGAACACTTGAAGACGTGGGTTTACACCTACATTGTTCTGGCAGGAATCGCTGGAATGTTCGCCGGTTCGTGGATGAGGTTGCACGGTTGAGGGCTTACCTACAGTCCCAGCAGGACGTAGAACCGGGTGTCATTGCGCTGCTGAAGAAGGCCAAGGAAATCTCTGGCATTGAAGAGACCATTGACTTCACACCCCTGCCTGAGCACCCCGCACGCAACGTCCCGGTGCTGAGCCTTGGCCCTATGGCCGAGAAGGTATTCAACCACACGGTGAACGCACCATCTGTGGCTGCGCTCATGTCCAAGAATGACAGCCTCTCACGGCTCTCTGACGCCCTCAAATTGCTCGCTGGTGGAATTACCCTGCCCAAGATGGAATACACCGTCTGTGCCAACGTCAGAGACGTGCATGACACCCTCTGGGGCTTTGATCCGAAGTCTCCTGTGGTGCTGGACATTGAAACGTCTGGTGACGTGGAAGTTGACCTGCCGGAATTTGACCGGATTATCAGCATTGCGCTCTACGACGGCACCGGCAACGTTGTTGTCATCCCTGAAGAGCTTCTGCGCTTGCAAGAGGTAGAAGACATGCTGGGGCCGTGGCTTCCGGGCAGTTACATTGTCGCCCACAATGAGAAGTTCGACCTTCCGTACTTCCCCGAGCGCCCGCCTACGGCTCAGCGGTTCGATCCGATGGTGGCCCATTACGTGATGTTCCCGGCAGGGAGCACACACGGTTTGAAAGAGCTGTGTGAGCAGTATTTCGGCGTCGGTGACTGGGATGACGCACTCAAGCAGTACACCACCGGGAAGACCTACACGGAGGACGGTACGGGGGAAGACGGCGTGTGGTGGGATGCTCGCAAGTACAGCAGCGGCTCAGGGTACGAACGTATCCCGCGCTCGCTGCTTTACGAGTACAATGCCTACGACGTTTTCTACACATGGCACCTGTTCCTCCTGCTCAGCGACATGCTGAACACCACCGGCAAGTGGGCTGTGTTCGCGCGGCGCATGGAAGTCTCTGGCATGTTCATGGACATTGAGCAGAAGGGCTTCACAATTGACCGTGACCACCTGTTGAAGCTCAAGGTCATGCTTGAGGCTGACTTCAAGCGCGCACTGGAAGAGCTGGAAACCATTGCAGGCTACCCTGTCAATCCCAACTCACCCATGCAGATTCACAAGTGGTTCAATGAGCGCGGGCAGGAGCTTCCCCGGCTGCGGGAAAAGGATGCCAAGGGCAGGATCACGGTCAAGCCCCGCACGTCTGCAAAGGCCATGGAAATTGTCATGGAGAACGCCAAGGGCAAGTACGATGGTCAGTCGCTTGAGTTCGTTGAGAAGCTGCTAGAGCTGCGCGGCATCACAAAGAACCTTGGCACCTACGTGAACGGCTTCCTTGACCGAGCACACGGGAACACGGTTCACACGACGTTCAACGTCACCGGGCCTATGACAGGGCGCATTGCCAACCGTGGGGCTGGCATCCTCACCATTCCGCGAGACAAGACGTACCGCAAGATGGTGGTTCCCAGCGGTCCGGGCCGTGTGCTCGTGAAGCCTGACTACGGCCAGCTTGAAATGCGTCTCGTGAGCTTCTTCAGCATGGACCCGCGCTTTGTCGCTGCGTTCCAGCCGGGGATGCCTGACTTCTTCACACAGATGATGCCCGAGGTCTACCCGGACGTTGACCTGTCCTCGCTGACCAAAGAGGAACACGCGGCGTTGCGTAACGGCGTCAAGCCTATCTCGCACGGTGCCAACTACGGCAGGCAGTACGCGGCCATTGCGGCTCAGCTCAAGATGGACGTGAACGAAGCCAAGGAAATCTATGACCGCTACATGGGTCCGTTGGACGTGGGTCTGTACCCATGGCAGCAGGGCATCCGTGAGGCCGCGAGCAGCAACGGTGAGATTGTGACGCCTTACGGCTGGCACTATCAGGCTGAGGTCATCACGGAGAAGAACCGCAACAGCGTGGAAAACTCAGCGCTGGCCTTTGGTCCTCAAAGCACAGGCAACGACATTTGCTTGGGCGCTGCGTTGAACGCACACCCCCAGTTGGCTCAGTACGATGCTTGGATTGTGGCCACGGTCCATGACCAGATCATTGCGGACAGCCCCATTGAACATGCCACGACTGTTGGCAAGCTGCTGGAAGCCGAAATGCTGGCTGAGGGCAAGCGTGTCGTGGGTGATGTGCTCGTGTTTGAGGCAGCGCCCGAGTACGGCTTCAACTGGGCTGAGAAGATGGATCAGCCTGAGTGGGACGCATGGCTTATTGAAAATAGTTACGCCACTGCGTAGTGGTGTATCCTGTAGTAGTTGAGAGAAATAACCGTTAGGGAGAAATTGACACACATCGCACTTGACCTTTTTTCGGGGCACGGCTGGGGAGTCGCGTTGAACAAGTTGGGCGTACACGAATACGCTGTGGACAACATGCCCGAGGTGAATCAGACCCGGCTGGCCAATGGAATGTCAGCGGTCACGTATGAAAACGTCTGGGACGTGGACAAGGCAGAGGGGCTGGTTTTTGACACCCTCATTGCGTCCCCGCCTTGCCAGACATTCAGCACAGCCAACTCAAACGGCACTGGGCGTCAGGCTCTTGATCAGATCATTGCGCTTATCAAGGCCAAGGCGTACAAGAGCGTTGACGAGCTGCGCGCGGCGGGGGAGGAACTGGGGGATGACCGTACCGCGCTGGTGCTGGCTCCGCTGCACTACATTCACCGCTTCCTGCCCGAGTACGTGGTGCTTGAGCAGGTTCCCACCGTCCTCCCCGTCTGGGAAGCCTACAAGCCCGTACTGGAAGAACTGGGCTACAACGTCTGGACTGGTGTGCTGAAGGCTGAGCAGTACGGCGTTCCTCAGACCCGCAAGCGAGCTATCCTGCTTGCAAGCAAGCACACCACTGTCAGCAAGCCCGAGCCGACACACAGCCAGTATTTCAACCGTGAGCCGTACCGTCTGGATGCTGGCCTGCCGTCGTGGGTGTCCATTGAGGATGCACTGGGCCGTCAGGAAATCCCCACCACGGGTGAGAAGGTCAACTACCTGAAGCTGGGCAAGCAGAAGGGTCAGGCCATCCGTAGGGTGGACACCCCGGCACCGACGCTCGCGTTCGGCAATGACCACGGCACACCCCGTTGGTTCAACAGCCGGGACCACGCTGACGCTTGGAAGACGTTCCCCGAGGACTGGATTCACGACGTGGTAGACAAGTTCTCCCTTGAGGAAGCAGGGGTGCTTCAGAGCTACCCCAAGGGCTTCACCTTTGAGGGAAACACGATGCTGAAGTTCCGGCAGATCGCCAATTCCGTACCCCCTGTGCTTGCAGAGGCCATTCTGAAGGAAGTTTGGAAATAGCGTTGACAGGGAAATAAATAGGCATTACAGTAGGTGGTACAGGCAAACAGCTTGTACCACCTACTTTTGTTTGGAGCACGAAATGAAGAAGACCTACTGCGTACCGGCTGCGCTCAGCAACAACGGCACCTTCCAGCACAAGGTGGACAAGTTCTGGGACTGGATCGAAGGCAGGTACCAGACGGATGAGCTGTGGCGCGTTGCTGCCAACGGTGACATGATCCTTGAGGTGGACGAAGCACTGCTGGTGAAACTCCTTGGGGATGACGGGACCAAGGCTTACGAGGACTTTGACGCCTACGAAGAGCACAGCCCGGAGGCCGCTGCTTGGGAGTGGCATGACCTCCCCTATGATCTGCTGGGTACCTACATCATCAAGGGTGTCTATGATGCCAGCCAGCGTCTCGTGGACGGCGAGCGCTCCTACTTCTTCGTACAGGGAGCCTAAGACTGTGACCTGCACCAAGCGTTCATTCTGCAACAAGCACGAAGCCAAGGCCATGCTCCGAAGCGCCAAAGAGCGCAACGTTGAGCACCGGGCCGAGTGCCGTATCTACCGCTGTGACTCGTGCCGTTGCTGGCACCTCACGTCCATGCCCCTTGAAGAGTACGAAGCTCAGTTGGCTTCTGAAGACTTCATGAACCCAAACTAGGAGCATTTTTGGATACTAATACAGCAGTTGTCCTGTTGGTAGGGATCATATGGAGTCCCGTCATCATCCTCATAGTCGTAGCCCTTTGGAGAAAAAAGTGACTGAAGTACCGGATTTGTGCGGAGACCTTGTAGGCGTGGGCGACACGATTGCCTACGCGGCCACAGACGGACGTTCGGGTGGCTTGCGTGTCGGCAAGGTAGTCGAAATTGTACCTGAGCACGAGGGGTTTGAACGCTGGGATAAGGCCAAGGAATACGGCCATACCGTGCCCACGAAGCTCAAGGTGTCTGTAGAGCACACCAGTGGTCTTTACAGCGGAGTTGAGGGCAAGACAACCCTTATTCAGGCTAGCTTCAAGAGGTTCGTCAAGGTAGGTGCGTAGTGAGCATTTTCCTTGGCAAGACAATCAAATGTCGCAAGTGCAAGACTAAGAACTTCAAGCAGGACGTGTACCGCTACTGGCACAACGTGGACTGCGTTGAGAGCATCATTAGTCCCAATGACTTGATTGACATTGCTTGGGTCAAGAACTGGTGGATTTGCAGCCGCTGTAAGCCGGTGACGACGGGGGATTTCAAGCTCCACGACATTGACGGCTGGACGTACTTCCTGAGCTGGAAGTTCCCCTTTGTGAGGCGCGGATAGTGCCCGAAGTTTGCTCTAACGGCCACGTAAGAACCGAAGAGAACACCACTTGGCACAAGGATGGTAGCAGGGTGAGGCAGCGTTGTAAGGACTGCAAGAGCCTGTACATGCGTAGAGCGCGTCCTGACGGTCCCAGCGCCTCTGAGATGAGGCGTCAGGCTACTGACTTCCTCCATGAAGACATTGAAGACCTGCTCAAGTTCGGTGCCACGTATGCGGAAATCATTGAGCGTGGCGGGTACTGTGACTGGAACACCATGCAGAAATCGTTGAAGCGGCGTGGCAGGACTGACCTGCTGGAAGCAATGCGAGAGAAGAAGAGAGCAGCAATTTGACATACATACTCGGGGTAGACCCCGGACTCGCAAGTGGAATGGCGCTCTACGACTTGGAGACGTGCAAGGTGGTGAAGACCTACGAAGCACCCAAGGGTATCTACGGATTCCGAGACGATTTCCTGAGACTGCTAGACCCGTCCAAGGACGTGCGCGTGGCCTGTGAGGGCTTTACGCTACGGTCCAGTAACAAGTTCACGGCTGACCTGTCTGGGGTGGAGATTATCGGCTGGCTGAAGGGCGAGGGCTTCTGTGAGACGTTCCCCGAGCCTGTACAGCACATGACCATCACCCGTCTGCGGAAGAACAAGGACGACTACAAGAAATCTGTCATCACGCAGATGATGAAGGATGCCGGTTTCCCAATTGGGGCTGGGCATAATAGGATGGGGTTGTCAGTCGCGGTTTGGTACGCGGCTATGGTGCTCAAGCACCGCCCTACTTTGGAAATGCTGAAAGCGAGAGACAAATAGTGTCACGAGAGACAAGAACTGACTTCCCCGGAGCGTTCCGTGTAGTCATTGATGACAACGGCTGGGTCACGTACAAGGGTCCGTATCAGACCCTTGGAGCGGCCAAGGGGCAGCTCACTCAGGCGGTTGACGGGTGGTACGCCCGCAAGGGCAAGACAGGTTATGTCGAGAAGACGCCTGACGGCGCATGGGAAAAGGTGGAGAACTAAATTGATTGCTACGGTCTCAACTGTAGAGTGTGTCCTGTGCCACAAGACGCACCTTGAAACCCCGGCAGAGCGCATGTGCCGGAACCGGGAAGGCATCATGGTCATGGGCTACGACGCCCACGACTGGACGTATAACCGCGAGCTGTACAAAGGGGTGTACAGTGTTGTTTGCAAGAAAACGCATGACGACATTCTTGCCCCGAAACTGACGAGAGTGGAGAGCTAGAAAATTGACTGAATTCAAAGTTGGGGACTGGGTAGAAATCACCGGCTGGGGAGGCTCGAACGGTACGAAGCTTCAGATCAGGGAAGTACCGACTCCCGAGGACAGGTTCTATAGGTTTGAGGGCAAGGACAACTACTACGGCTTCACGGACACGTACCTGAAGGCTTCCAAAGCCCTCAAAGCTGCCAAGGCAGCACACCCGTCCAAAGGCAAGGTTGACGTGGTGAACGATCCGGTCAACAAGCCAGCTCACTACACCCAGTACCCTGTTGAGGTCATTGAGCTGACCCGTCACATGTCCTTCAACCGGGGCAACGCTGTCAAGTACGTGGCTCGCGCTGGCTTCAAGGACAAGGCCACAGAGAAGCAGGACATTGAGAAGGCAATCTGGTACCTTCAGGATGACCTCAAGGAACTTGAGCGCAAGGCGGCTGCTAAGTGAGCGAACTGGAAGCCAACGTAACTGGCGGTCTCATCGTTGCGGCTTGTGTGCTGTACATGGTCTACATGTACAAGGTAACTTGGAACGACAAATGGCCTTGGCCGTGGTAGCCTCAGCGACGTGTGAGGTGCCCACGACTCAGGCAGGCAAGGGCCATGTGCCTGAAGAGAACCTTGACCGCTACCGCTCGCTGGCACGAGTTGCACGCCAGCTTGACTCGCTGGGCAACACCCTAAATGGCAAGGGTGAGTACGAAGACGGTACGGCCATGTGGGCGCTGTCTCAGAAATACTGGGGCAAGGCCAACGCATTGCGGGTGGACCTATGATTGAATAAAAGAAGGCCTTGACCGGAGTAGCGGTCAAGGCCTTCTTTGTGTCTACTTACCGCAACGGTAGCAGCGTATTCGATACACGATAGACGGGGCCAGCCGGTAGGTGGCAAATAGCTCCCAGTCATGCCTGCCAAACCAACACAGGAGCCTCAACCGATAGCTCGTGTCTTCAGCTTTGTGGAGCGCACACGCGTCCCTCTGAGCCATTTGCCACAGCCAGTACAGGCGTAGCCGTGGTAGGCCGTCACATGTGCCACGGAGAGCTTGTGGTCGATGTTCTCAGGGTCAACCGACGTGCCACAGTTCGGGCAGGCCCACGCATCCCCGATCCAGATTCCCCGGTGCGGGTGGTTCGGAATCCATGGGAGCACACGGTCATACAGCTTCTCGGTGAGAACCACGTCCTGCTTGCAGTATTTCTCCATGAGCTTCCACGCGGCGGGGTCACCGTCAAGGCAGCGTACCCAGAGGTCATGGCCGGTGTGGGAGGTCTTTGACCCCAGCCCGAACTGCTGGGCAAGGAAGTCCAGCTTGTTCGACGTGAACCGGAACTGCTTACGGGCTACCCGGAGCAGGTCAACGTTCTTGTAGGGCTTGTTCGGCCCAAGTCCCAAGAGCACAGACTCCCTGTTGATGTGCGGGAGGTCAAACCCTACGTGGTTGAAGCCAACCACAATGTCAGCTTCATCCAGCAGTGCGTGTGTCTGCTCCACCATTGCTGCGTGGCCCTCTACGTGGTCACTGATGAAGTGTGGCTGCTTCTCGTGGTACCACTTGTAGCCGACGCCGAACGTGTAGGCAGGCTTGATGATCTGGTTGACACCGATGTTCTGCTTGAACAGGCCCCACGTATGCACGAGGTTCGGCGCGTTCTCAATGTCAATCGTGAGCACACGCACGTCCTGTGCTGCCAGTTGCTTGTGCATCTTGGCGGTCCGGGCTTCCATAGCCTTCAGTAGCTCGCTCACTTGGAAGCCCTACGGTAGCGCCTAACGGACGCTTCTGAGATGGAGTGACCCTGAGCCGTAAGAAGCTCTGCAAGGCCCTCATGCGTCCACTCACGGCTTCCCAGAGCCTCTAGCAGGGCTTGCTGCTCAGGCCCCGTAACCTCTGACAGGATTTGAGCCATTCGGCTCTTGGCTACAGGCTTGGGCTGGGGGTTTTTCAGTGCGTCAATCAGGCTCAATGCGAGTCCCTTCACATAGCTACAGGTGTTCCGTCACCAGCGTAGCACACCCAGTCAAGTACCCGTCACCATTTACTTGACATAACTACCGCTTTTTCAGGGGGGTAGTCTGTCTCTGTTCCATCTCACTATTTTCACTCATATGAATTTATATAATAATAAATACATATATAAGTTACCTCTAGTAGATACTGTTTTTGGACTTCCGCGAGATGTAGGGGTTTTCGTCGGAGTTATGTCAAGTAAATCGGTAACACATTTCATCGAGTTTATAACAACTTAGGGCACCCTAAGTAAGGATGCCCTAAGTTTCAACTTTTTGAAGTTTTTTCGATGAAATGCGTTACCCTACTTGCAACAGGCCGATGGGGGCAGTCTGTAGTCAAGTTCGGCTATGAAAGCTTCCGCTTCCGCTGGATATTCCACTGGCGGAAGGGATACCTCAGCCAGTATCGGCGTGCCAGTCGCCAGCTCCGCATTAGAGGCCGGTGACATTTTCAGCTACCGGAGGCTTGGGAGCCACCTTCAGACGGAGCAGGTAGGCCCCCAGAGCGCTCAGGATCGACTTGACTACCAGAATCCCGGCTCCTGCCCAGAAGGCCGCTGTAGAGACGTCTACGGCGTTCAGCAGTTCCAACAGCCCTGTGCCAATGAGCACAAGGGCGTCAGCGCCGAACGCAATGTACAGGGTGCGCCAAGCGCGGTTGAGTGCGTCGAGTCGGACGGATAGGGGTGCTGCGTGGTCTGCCACTTACTTGCCTGCCTTGATGATGTTGATAACGCGGTCTGCGTTCTTGTTGCTGGTGGTCTGGTTGAACACGCGGTCAGCGTAGGAAATCTCTGCTGCCTTGTCGTTGACCTGCTTGACAACGGTGGCCCGCGTCACGTCGTGGTACTGTTCAAGCATGGTGCCCAAGGTCTTGTAGATGAAGTCCTTGAGTTCCTGCATCTGTTCTGGTTTCACTTCTTCATCCTCCGGGGTGATGGTGCCCAGCGAAACGATTTCGCCGGGAAATTCGGTCATGTAAATTCGGGGGTCAATACGCCCGTAGGTTCCGTTGTAGGTGTTCCAGTTCGGGGGCAGGGCCTCAATGTGGCAGTGCGGGCCGGTTGCAGCCCCGGATTCCCCGGACTCAGCAACGACCTGACCCTTGACAACGCGGTCACCTTCCTTCACGAACACCTTTGACAAGTGCGCCCAGCCGAACGTCGGCTCGTCAGTACCACAGTCCTCCACGAGCGTCAAGCCGCCCATAGGCCCATAGAGCCATTCGTTGTTGTAGTTGGGGAAGTAGCCCGCCGCAACGATTACACCGTCTCCTGCCGCGTGTACAGGCGTCCCCACAGGCACCGCTGCGTCCTCACCCGTGTGCTTCCCAGACAAGTTGTACTGCGTGTCGTTGGCACCGAACTTCTGTGAGACTCGTGTGTCCCTAGCAAACGGGTACATGTAGGTTTTCATTATTCCAAGCCTTCCGGTCGCTTGATACGCATGTGTTCGGGAATCAACAGCTCAAGGATGCCGATGTGGGCGATAGCCCGGAGCAGCAGCCGTTCCTTCGCCCCGAGCTGAGCCTTTAGCTGCTCCTGCCCCTCCTCAAGCTTCTCGATCTTCCCCGCGAGGAAGGTGAGTTGGCCCTGAAGGTTTTCCACAATGGAGTCCCATGTGGTGTTGATAGTCTTGTTGGCCTCATTCTCAGTAGTCCTGAGACCGATCTTGCGGTTGGAGAACACCGTGACGCCAGCCCAGATGCCACCACCGCCGAAAAGCAGAGCAGACAATGCCCCCAATAGCAACACTGTCTGCTCAATCGGCATGGTGAACAGCCCCCTGCAACTTGACAGCGCGAACCGTCTTCTGCCAGAACACCGTGAGGTCCACGATCCGAATGAGCATCAAGAGCACAAGGACCGTGAAAAAGCTGGCCCCGGCAATGACCTTGTTGTTATTTACGGCGGAAACCCAAACAGCAGCAACGTACATGCTCGTTCCTGCCGTAAGGAAGAATAGCGAGACCCATTCAATGACGTAACGCTTCCACGCGGTAGCCAACATACACACCAGTCCGAACACCAGCATTGAGCCAACAATGCCGTAAGCCTCTGGCTTCAGTGAGCTTGGAGTGAACAAAATTGCGCCAATACCAGTGAGCGTACAAAAGGCGTAACTGGCTATGCGGAGTATCCACACGGTGAGTTCGGCCCACCGGGGATACCCGTGAACGATAAAAGGACTCATATAATCAGCACCCTGTGCTCCTGTTAGACAAAAAATTCCCTCATACCATAGTAACATTTGTGTGTCAATACGGTATGAGGGAATTGTTTGTGTAGGTTAGACGGGCACAGCCTGTACCATTGCCACAGTAAAGTGTGTCATGGCGAGGTTGGACGCTACCGCAGCACCGCCAGCCGCATCCCCTACCCACATGCTGAGGGTGTCACCGGCCACGCAGTTCACCACCGTACTGCACTTGGCTGCTTGGAAGAACGTAGCGTCAGACTTCTGGGAGTCCACTACGAGCTGGGTACTGCCTCTACGCAACTGGATTTCCGCCGTATGCCCTGCAATGTTCGTGACTCCCAGACCTCCCGACACCATATACATGCCCGGAGTGACCACAGTGACTACGCCACCTGAAATGTCAAGGCCCTGCTTGAAGCTGCCGTTGGACGTGTTGATCGTGACGTTGGCAATGGCCATAGTTGAGCTGAGGGTAGGGGCTGACGTGTAGCCAGCCTTCAGGCCGATAGCAAGCTCCTGCGTGCGTAGGCGGTCACCTATGCCGTCCTCAACGGACTGAGCCATTGTCTTGAGGTACACGTCAGGCTCAGCGGGGTCATTCTCATCTGGCGTCCAGATGAGGTCAAGGGCGGTAGTGCTTCCCATTACAGCCCGTCCAGAGCGGCAGGCTCAACAACGACAGCGGCAGGGCGCGAGGGGTCAACCTGCATATTGATCTGGGGGATTTTAGTCACTGCATCCTCCAATGCCTTGATCTTTGTACGAAACTCGTCAAGAGTCTGCTCAAGCTGCCCGAGATATTCCATGTCCATATGGCTAGTTACACCGCTTTCACTGATAGGCGGGCGCGATTTACAAAGCCAGCGCTGTTGGCACCGACCGTACACACCCCGTAGAGGTAGAGAGACAAATCCTGCACGCCCGGACGGGCGCTGATAACTGTTGAATACGAGGCACTGAAGGGCTTCCATGCCGTCTGCCCTACAGGGGCCTGTGCCACCACGCCGTACCTTGGAACGTCATAGTCAATCTGGTAGGGGTAGTCCACCGACTCAAACCCCGCACCCATGATTGCGCCGTCCCGCACCAGCCCCGCTAGCGAGACCGTAACCTCATACAGGCCGGAGGTGGAGAGGTAGCGTAGTGCCACGGCAGTGCTGGGGGACACCTTGCCATTGGTACCAAGGCTAAGGTTCTGCGCGCCTGATTCGGCGTACACAGTCTTGTCTGCGGTACCCGGCTTGCCGCCGAGCCTGCCCACAGCAGCCGCCAGCGAGTCCAGCCGTGACTCCACGGTGCGCGCCCACGGGAGGACGTTCGTTGGGACGCCCTTGGGGATGATTCCCACTTAGTTCACCTTCCGTATGGGCTTGATGTTGACCTGCCTAATAGTCTTTCCGGCGTAATATGCCTTTTGCTGAGCAATAGTCATGCCGCTGAAGCTGCGCTTGAGCTGGTAGAGCGTGTTGTGCTGGGACGCCGAACCTGAGAGCACAGTGGGGCTTTGGCCCGCGCTGACGACTCTGAGAATGTTCCCATCCATCTTGACTACTGCCCCAACAGGATACGTTCCTAGCTTGCTTACCCCGTCGTATGCAATCGGCTCAGCAAGGCTGACCGTGACTTCAGGTGTTGCGAACGTCCGGGCTGCGTACACGGCTGCGTCGTAGGCATGTTCGGCACTGCCGATGAAGGGGCTGTCAAGAGTCACGCCCACGTCCTTAGCCGCCTTGGCCTTGCCGGTACCTACCTTCAGCGTCTTTGGGTCAGACAGGATGCCCAGACCCGTGACGTACAGGGCAGGACGGCCCGCGTCACCTTCAGAGATTCGGTACGGTGCGCGGATAGAGTCAAAGTCAGGCCCCTTGATGGTGACTTTGATTTCACCCTCCACGTCAGTAATGTCCGTGGTGATCTTGCCGCCCTGATCTGCCCAGAAGGTAGGGCTGACAATGTAGCCGTCCGAACCTGTGACCACGTACTGCCCCGCTCCCGTCTTGTAGGGGAATGGGCTGATGCCTGAGACACAGACCGGCTGGGAGGTTTCCAGAATCGAGTGGGGAGTCTGTACAGTGAACTCCTGCACTTCCCCCACAGCCACCTGATAAACAGAGTCGGCCTTCCAGAGCACAGTGGGGGTGATCCCCGTGGCCTTGTGGTTGTTGTTGACAACCTCCACATTGCGGGCCTGCTCGCGGTCCTGAACTGTGGTGGTGCCCTCGCTGAGGCTGGCACCTACTACCACGTCACGCTTACGGGGGCCGATGGTCAGCTTGCCGTTGACAAACCCAATGTCAAGGTGGTATAGGCTGCAATACTGCTTGATGTGCTCCCAGACGTTTCCGCTGAAGCCAACCATGAACCTGTCCCCCCGAACACCGGGGGTGAGGGCCTTGGCGTCAGCGAACCGCTCCGCAGGGTCAGCCTTCATACGGGACACGAACATGCTGGAATACGCCAGCTCACTGCCCGAGCCGCCCGTGTTGCCGTGGAACTTCACTGAGGTCAGCGACAGGTTGCCCTTGATGTTGGATGCGAAGAGCACCGTTTGGGTGTCCTTGAGCACACCGGCACTGTCGAACACCTTGAGGGTAAGGCGGGTGTTGGAGCCTGACCGGCTGACACTCGTGTACGCCGAATACATGTCACCCTTGGGCACAACAGACGTGATGCGGGTGGTATACGGGCTGTTGCCGTTGTCATCCGAGGACTTGAGCGTGAAGCCACCATCGGAGGCCACTGAGAGCCGGATAGCGGGCTTAGCGCCACCGGAGCGCTTCAGGTACCACGTCAGCTCTGCCGTGCGCCCTGTGCCTACGAGGTCAACGTCCACGCCGAACACAAGGCGCTCCGTGTTATCCGGGACCGGAGTGGCAAGGTAGCGGTCCTTGGGGAACGTCGCAATCGCGTCAAAGTCGTAGCCGAAGCCAGACATGATACGTCCGTAGCGAGAGGTCATACTACCGGCAGTGCCACCAGCGTTGACGATACGGTTTGAGCGAAGCGGGCGGGTGTAGTCTCGGGCGAACAAGCCGAAGTGTCCGTAGCCTGACTGGTACAGCAGAACGTCGCCGGTCACCTTCGTGTAGAACAGGCCACACTGCTGTGTCCAATATTCAAGGCAGTACAGGGGCATGTAAGCATTGTCAGAGGTGAGTCCGTAGTCAGCCAAGGGGTAGGTGCGAAGCTCAGAGTTGAGCCGTACCATGATGCTATCCACGCTAGCGTTGTAGAGGGCAGAATTGGACGCCTTGGACCGGCTAACAACCTTACCCTCAAATGACCCTATGGACGGTGAAGACACGGTGAGGTCTTCACCAATCAGGTACTCAGTGTCCGTACCATTAGCGAACGTCGTTGTCAAGGTCGGCACAGAGCCGGTGGAGTCTGCGGGATCGGCAGACACCGCTGTGGTGGACACGTTGAACGTGCTAATATCACCTAGCTTTGCTAGCTGGCTGGAACTTTTTACGACGGTGGGCACTTGATTTAGTCCTTCCGGTGTGCTATGCGTCAAGTCTATCAAACGACCAAAAAGCCCCCGCTACGGCGGGGGCTTTCAGACTGCTTACTACGGAATACCTATCACACCGTAGAGCCAGATATTCCCCAGCGGGTAAGCAACTGTGTCCACGGTCTGCGGGTTTATGTCAACGTTCTTTGCCGAACCGTGGGTCAGGTAGAACTTCATGTTGGTGTTCGGGGTGGTCACGTAGTTCCCCGAGTGGTCCCGTACACCGATCTCGATAAACGTTGAGCCGGTGGGGGATGAGTCGGGGGAGACGCTGTACTCGTAGTCCCCGCCGCGTGGCATGATGCTGACTGAATAAGTCATGTCACTGGCGATAGCCTTGTGATCCAGATGGATTTTCCCGCCTGAGAACGTAATGCCGTTGAAATTGTTGTCCTGAGATACCCATGAGGTGCCGTTGTAGTACACGTAATCAGAGACGGGGGGCACAAGCCGTGTCATCTTTATGTCGGTATACGCGGGCGTTACGCTACACCCCATCATGAATCCTGCTTGGGCAAGTGTTTCATCCGGCAGAGCAATAAAGGTAATGGTCATATTGCCATTAATGGAGGGGTAATTCACCCGGATTTTGCTGGTGTCCGTGGTGATGCTGTCAATGTTGACAGGGCGGTGCGTGCTGGATTCCGTCAAAAGCTGGAAATAGCTGGTGCCTGCCCCGTCATTGCGGATAACCCCAGCAATGAACGCATACTTGTTGCCGTCCCTTGCCGCAAGGTCAGCCGCCTCGCGCGCGTCAACATAGCTCTTGTTGGCTGCGTCAGTGCCGCCTGTCGGGGACGTGACACCCAACCGCCCGTCAGAGTACCGCATAGCCAGCGTAGAGCCTGTAGGGCTACCAGTGGCCGCGTCAAGCTCTGCCTTGTCAGCAGCGGACATGAAGCCCGCTGCCCCAGACGTGGCGGCAGAGTGAGTGTGGGACGTGGAAGCTTTACCCGCGAGAGCGGAAGTCGTGGCAGCGGCGTCAGCCTTGGCCGCTAGGTCAGTTTCAAGGGAGTTGAGGTTAGCGGCAGAGATTGCGAGACCGCCGCCGTTTACCCAAGTACGAGTTGCCATTAGATAAATTCCTTAGTTGTTCGGGTCACGGCTTACTTCACAAATGTCAACGGAGAATCCGATACGGTCAATTACCGCCGAATCCAACTTGCCCCCTAGAACTCCCGTGAATTGTACGGGGCCTGTACCCATTCCGGCACGGAACATTGTATTAGTGTTCGGGCCAGCCGGGAACAGAAGCATTCCGGGGTAGAGGGTCAAAGAGGGGTAAAGCGCTGGGTCCAGACCATAAATGTATGGCGTGTACGTCCGGTAGTCGTTGATAGCCAAGTCAATGTGCGCCAGTGTTAGCACAGAACCGGTAGGGTTGTAGGGCACCAGCTTGACGGCTGCTACATCGTTGGCGTTGGCCTCAGCCTGCGTCACGAGCAGCGTTGGAACATCGTTGGTCACAGTCGGCACAAGGGTGAAGTCCCTAGTCCACGCGCGGGTGGAGCGCTTGTAGCGGTACACCCTCACAGCAGCGGTGCCCGTCCGGGAACCCCATGTAGACGTGTAGAGCGGCTGTCCGGGGATGACAGGTACAACGATGGGGGTGGGAAACTCGTCAGGATCATCGGCATTGCCGGTGAACGTGACCTGCCTACCCTCTGGCGTTAGCGTCTGGGTGGAGACAACTGGATCGCCCCAGCCGTTGCAAACATGCGCCAGCAGATGACTTGCAGCCCACTTGGCCGGTAGGAGATTGTACCCCTGCACACCTGCCAGTGAGTCAGTGATGTAGTAGGGGCCGCTACCGTAAATGCCTGCGTATACGTCTACGAGAGGCTGAAGCTTCATGGCCCCGCCACGCCAGCTCATGTTGTACGTCTTGTAGGTCACCGGGGCACGGTATACTGCCTGTTCACCGGAGAGCAGTGTCGTGGTCTCAGTCACGAGGTTCACGTCACTGCCCATCCCCGATTGGGGCCAAGGTACTTCTACCTGTGCCCCAATCGGGCCGAACAGCATAGTCTTGTTGACTGCCACTTAGTTAGCTCCCTGAGAGGCTAGAATCTGGTTGCCGTCGTTTACAGACTGGGCAAGCTGGGTTGAATCTGCGTACAGGTTGATTTGCGGCAACCGCTGTATAGCAGCAATGTTCTCTGCTGTCAATTCTACCAGCACAGGGCCATTGGAGCCTGCCCCGCTGTTGCGCCCGCCAACCTGACCACCAGCGTTGAAGGCTGGCATCTTCATGTTGTTCAGGTTCTTGAAGAAGTCCAAGCCCCAGTAGTCAACGGCAGGCTGCTGTACAATGAACTCGCCCGAGCGAACCTTAATCATTCCCTTGCCGTCAACCGTGGCGAACTTGTTGTCTGCCCGTGGATCGGAGGGGGACTGACCCGGAACCATGCCGCCCCCGGCAAAGCCGGGAACCTGACCGCCACGGTTGAACAGAATCTCGTTGGTCCGTGTGCCGTCAGCACGAACCACGCGGTAGCTAGGCTGTCCGTTGGCCACGGTGTTGCCGGTTTTCTCAAGGTGGCCCTTGAAGTTGGCCGTGACCGTGACTTCCTTGTTCCGAAGCCCCGAGAGCTGGCTAGCAATGCCGCTCAGGGCGTTGGATGCCTGCCCCGTGTTGGCCGTGACAGTCGTGGGCTTGGTCCGTGGCACACCATCAACGACGCGAATGTACCGGCCCATCTCGCCAGTCAAGTCCTTGACAGCCGCCTTGTTCCGGTAGACCTGACCAGCATCCGTCTGGAACTGAGCCGTGAGCTTCTGCGCGTAAGCCTTGACCTCCTGCTGTGACGCTCCCGTAGCAGCGTAGGCCGCTACCATGTCAAGCATCTTGGACTCAAGCCCCCGCAGAGCTTCACGGTTTGCAATGGCTGCATCCGAGTAGCCCTTGAAGTTTCCAATGCCAGCCTGCAATGAAGCTGAGGTCTTAGCGTTGGCGTCGATGTCAACCTGCTTGGCAGCAGCCGCGTCCAGCGCGGTCTGCTCCTGATTGGCATAGTCAGCAGCGCGGTCAACCTCACCGTACTTCTGTGAGATAGCCTTCTCAATGCCAGCCTTGCGGGCTGTGATGAGGTCTTCCTTGCGGGCGTTGTTCAGTTCTTTTTGCTTGGCAATCAAGTCCTTGATCTGTGCCAGTTCGTCGTCACGCTTTTTCTTGATAGCGTTCAAAGCGGAATGGTACTCATCCGTGGCCTTGGTCAGACCATACTGCTTGTCGAACGCGGAAGTCAGGCCGGTCTTCAGACGGTTGGCGTAATCGTCAGCAGCCTTGGCAGCGTCGTCAACACCGTCCGCCATATCCTTGCCAGCCTGCTTGCCAGCGTCACCGGCACCCTTTGCCGCCTTGGCAGCATCGTTGTAGCCGTTGTTCAGAGCACCGAAGTTCGGCTGTGCAACTGCCGGGGCAGCTACCGGAGCAGCAGCCTGTACGGCAGGGGCAGCAGCGCGGGAAGCGTCAGCCTGTGGACCGAAGTAGGTCTGTGCCCCCTTGCCGTCCCAGCCCTTGCCGAGAGCGTCATTGGACGCACCCTTGAGGAAGCCCTTGGCGTTCTGGGACATGGCGAGAACATTGTTGTACGCCGTCTGAAGGTTGGCGAGTTCCTGCCGCGCGTAGGTGCTGAAGTTCTGGACGTTCGTGATTGCCGTGGACGTGTCCGCACCGATAGGCGCGACGTAGGTACCGTTGGTAATCGACGTGATGAGAGCGTACAGTTCGTTGGACTTCTCAGCAGCCGGGTTGGTCAGCGCATCCATCACCACGGCGTAAGGGTAGCCGGTGATTTCAACCAAGGCGTTAGCCAGTTGTGCCGTCTTGCCCGTAGCCGAATCCGTGTTGGCGTCCATGTAGAACGTCGGCTTGTTGGCCGAGACGAACTGCTGAAGAGCGTCAGTGGTCAGCTTGACCTCTGTGAGCACAGGGCCAGCCTCAACCTTGGGCGTGATGGTCGGCTGTGCGGAAGCAAACGTGTCACCGAAGATGCCCTTGGCCTGATCCGCGAGGGCCTGTACCTGAGCCACGTCAACACCCTTTGACGCGAGCTGCTGAAGCAGCCCGTCAATGAACGCCGTGTAGTTGCCAGCAGCCTGCTCAGCCGTCTGCTTGCCCGAGTCAATGAGCTGCTGCTGTTCCACAGCAGCAGCCTTCAGGGTGTCCTGAAAGTTCTTGAGGTTGGTACGCCCACCGTCAGTGCCAGTGCCAATGTCCGTGCTCTTGGCAAGGCCCTCACCCAAGCTGGACAGTGCGGAGTCAGTGCCCGCGGCAGCGTCCACCAGCCCGAAGATAGCGTCAACAGCCTTGCCGATCTGAGTTGCAGCGTCCTCAGCCTCAGCGCCAACGCCGTCAAGCCCTTCCTTCAGACCCTCAGCTTCAGGGGCAGCGGAGCCAGCAGCCCCACCCACCTTCTTTACGGCGTCGTCTGTGGCGTTCAGACCCTCAGTGGTTTTTGCACTGGCGTTGCCAATGTCAGTGACCTTCTGTACGAGGAAGTCAAGCTGCCCCCGGTGGTTCTGGGAACCTACGTTGCCAGCCTGCAAGTCCTTGAAGTCGCTGAAGCCCTTGTTGCGTGCTACCTCATCCATGACCGCGAGGACTTCCTTACCGGCGTCCCGTCCCTTGGTAGCAGCAGCGGCCAGCTTCTCAAACGGCACCCCTGCGTCCTTGGCAACCTCAACCAGTGTTCGGTCAAGGTTGCCAACAGCGATAGCGTCAGTGAGGGACACCTTGATCTGGGCCAACGACTCACCAGCAGCGCGCACCCCAGCGTCAGCACCGTTCTTGATGCCCCGGGCAATGGCGTCACCGGCTGCGTCAGCCTCTTCCTTTGTGCTGACAAGCATGGTAATGACAGCGCCAAGGCCCAGCACAAGGGCACCGATGGGACCGCCCACGAGACCAAGCATGGCAGAGCTAGCGCCCTTCAGACCGGATGCAAACCCCCCAGCAGCAACGCCAGCGTTGCGAGTGATAGCGGTGCCATTGGCCATAGCCGTAGCCCCGGCAGCAACCTGTCCGCGCGTGGTCATGGCTGCGGTACCGAGCTGCTGCATGGCAGTCTTGTTGGCGAGCAGGGTGGCTGCGTATTCAGCGGACGCGCCCTTGGCCATGAGCATCGTCTTGGCCAGCTCAGAGACGTTGCCACGGAGCGTCAGGGCACCAGCGATAGACGCCTTGCCCATGACCTGCTGCAAGCCCACGAGACCGGCAAGCACAAACGCCTGAGCAGCTTTGAACGCAAGGAACACGCCCGTCACAGCACCCACAGTGAGCAGGGTGTTGATGACTGCTGCAATGGCAGGCTGCTGCTGGAGCAGGCGGTCAAAGCCACTGACCACGTTCAGTACGGTGTGTGCCATGCCTTCCAGCTTGCCCAGCGAGCCACCGCCGAGACGTGCAGCCAAGTTGCCAAGGGCAGTGCCGACACGCTGAAGCATGGCAGCGAACGTCTCAAACGTTGCCGCCGTGTTCTCGCTCAGGAAGGTGCCTTCCTTGAAGGCAGACGACGAGTCACCGAGAGCCTGATTGTATACGTCAAGGCCGTTGGCAAGGCCAAGGATGAACTGCTTGTCAAAGACGTTCTTGGCCCCAATGTCATCGAGCACAGAGGCCACGGACTTGCCTGAGTCAATGGTGCCCTTGATACCCGTGATGTACTGGTTGAAGAACGCAGACGGGTCCTGCTTGAAGAGGTCAACAGCGGCCTGCCCGGAGACCTTCGTGTACTTGGCGAACTTGTCAAAGCTGGCCGAGCCTTCGTCAGCAGCGCGGGACAGGTCGAGCATGATGCGCTGGAAGGCACCACGCGCCAGTTCAGGGCGGATACGCACGGACGCGAGCGCGCCGGAGAGGCCCACGATCTGGTCTGCCGTGAAGCCGAACTGGGCACCGGCAGCAGAAATCTGGTTGGTCACCGCAATGATTTCGGTTTCCGAAGCAGCCGAGTTGATACCAACCTGAGCAATGGCAGAGCCTACCCGGTTGAAGAAGTCAGGAATTTCACCGTCAGCGTTGAAGCTGTTTTCCAGACGGCCAAAGGACGTGGCAGCCTCAGAGGTGGCCACGTTGGTTGCCGCGCCGAACTTGGCCACGGTTTCCGTGAACGCAATCAGTTCGTTGTTCTTGATGCCGAGCTGGCCACCGATGGACGCAATGTTGGAGAACTCCCCGAACGTCAACGGAATCTGGGTACCGAGCTGCTGAAGCTGCTGGTATAGGCCAGCGCTCTTCTCTTCCGCAATGCCGGTGGTGCGGAGTACCTGAGTGAAGTCCTTCTGGTAGCTTGCGGCAACCATAGTCGTTGCCACCGGGATTGCGAGCAGGGCAGCGGAGAGTACGGTGTAGGTCTGGGCTACATCGTACAGGAGGTAACGCGAGTTGGAGAGCGAGTCATTGAGGGCAAGGCTAGCGTTGTTCGCGCGCTCTTGTGCGGCGCTCAGACGCATGGCAGTCATGGCGGCGCGGTCCTCAGCGGCAGAGCGCTGGGCAATGGCGGCAGCGGTGCGCTGCTCAGCCCCGGTACGGCGTTCCAACTCTGTGCCAAGGCGGGCCTGAGTCAGGATTCCCTGATTGGCAATGCGGGCGTCATTGGTAGCGTTCTGGCGCGTGGCAGAGCCGAGCGAAGAGGCAGCGGCCCGCCCGCCCTTGGCCTTGGCGTTGGCCAAGTCCTGCTCAGCCTTGGTAGCCTTGGCGGTTACCTCAATGCCCTTTTGCTTGGTGACGATCTGCTCGCGCTCAAGCTTGGAAGCAGTGATGAGCGCCTGATCCTTGGCCTTCTGATCGCGGATAGCCGCGCGCTGCGTGTCGTTGAAGACCTTCAGGGACTTGGCTACTTTGTCAAGGTCACCCTGAGACTGCTGCATGGTGGTGTGCAAATGCGCCAGCGTCTTATCAAGGTCTTTGCTTGCCGTGTCCAAGCTGCGGACGTTCGTAACCGCTTGCGAGGTGCTGATGACCAGACTTGCGTTGAAGTCGTTCGCCACTTATTGACCGTCCTATACCATAGTGAGTTGCTAGAGTCAAGTCTATCAGCAACACAAAAAAGCCCCCGCGTCAACGGAGGCTTTTTTGTGGTGCGAGTTTCTACAAATGAATAGGTCTAGCCTACCACAGGTGGCTTGGACTCTTTCAAAGCTTTGGCTAGCATCTGCTCTTGGAAGTCGCGGCGGCTGGGGAGAGAATCGAAACCCTCTTCAGGAACCGCCTTGACGAACCGGGTTACACCCGGCTTCTCTTCCTTGACCTTTTTGTCTTCAGCTTCCTTGTGGGCACACGAGTGGCAAGTATGCTCATCCATTGCAAAGGCAATGGTACTGTCTTCCGAGAATGCGTACCATGCTGGCACACCGCACTTGCCACACTTCTCAGCCTCAAACGTTTCATAGGCTGTGGCCAGAACGTAGTCTGCCCAGTGGGGCTTGTCACGTTTCTTATGATCGCCAAGGATCATTCGTGCTGGTGACCAGCCCCACTCTTTAGCCGTCTTGATTACTCGGAGGTAACCTGACTGTCCGGGGCGTCCGAGGACTTCGACAAAAAATCAGCGTCCTGAAGCGCGACGTTCTGGAACAGAGTGTGAGCAAAGGTCAGGTTCTCAATGGCAGACTTGAGCTTCATGAACTCAGTTTCCAAGAGCACATCGAACAAGGCTTCAGCAGTCTCGGGGGTAACCGCGCTGTTGTCCTCGACGCCTTCAGCGTTGGTGATCTTGACGGTACCCTTGGCAATCAGTTCGTTGTTGACGTACTGGTTGCGCTCAAGCTGGGCCTCAAACTGGTCTTCTTCAGACTTGGTGTTGGGCTTGATCTTGCGGCGGGCTTCCTTGTCGATCAGACGCCACACGGCGGGGGCCACGCCACGCATGGTGAAGGTCAGGGCAGAGGCAGAGATTTCCTTGATGAGGGCAGCTTCCTGAACCTTCAGGTCTGCAATCTCAGCGTCAACCTCTGCCTTCTCCGGGTCATCAACCATGGACCCCTGAGCCTGTGCGGAGAGGCCTTTAGCCTTGTGCTCAAGCTCAGAGATTTCGTCAAGGATGACGTTCAGCTCGTGGGCCTTGTGGCCGTCAAGGTAGACAGTCACGTCTTCCGTGGGGTACGATACCTTTGAAAGCGCGGAGCGGAGGTCAAACTTCTCAACGCTCTTGAGGTCTTCAACAATTGCTTCGGGGGTCTGAGTCAAAACGGTTCGTCTCCTGAAAATAAGAAAGGGCGTAGCCTTTATGGCTACGCCCTATCCTATCAGACTGGGTTTGTCAAACTTAGACTAGCGCCTTGTTGAGGGCCATTTTTCCCGTGGGCTTGAAGGGCACAGTCGTCTGGATCGGAGAACCGCCGTCGCCTTCAACTACCTGATGGTAGTCAGAGACAACACCGTAGACAGAGACAAGCTGCGTGACTGCCGGGGCAACGGTGGACTTGTAACCCTGACGGGAAACAAGCCAGCCCTCGGTACGGCCAGCCGTGAACAGGTCATTGGCCGTGGTGAACACGGTGGACGCATCCCCAATGCCGTCGCGGAAGAAGGACAGGGAAGCTTCGTAGTTGCCAAAGGTCGGCGTCGAAACGTTACCTTCGTCAACGATAGTCTTGCTGTCATCCGTGTCAGAGTCAGTCGCGGCCAGCGTGTAGCCGGTCACGATAGCAGCAGACAGGTTGATGCCAGCGGTAATTTCAGCCACCGTAGGGGCTGCGTAGTTGGCGATTCCGGCAGACGGAACCCACCAGATAGTCGTGTTAGGACTCATCATTTTAGCCATTACTCAGTGGCCTCCTTACGCTACGAGAGTCTTGTGAAGGGCCATTTTGCCCTGCGGGAGGAACGGGACCGTGTACTCAACCGGGCCACCATCCTGTACAGCATCCTGCGGGTTGTCCGCAATGAACTTGTACGAGGAAACCTTCTGACCAGCGGCGGCAGCAACGGTGGACAGGTAGCCCACCCGACGCACGAGGTAGCCGGAAGCCTTGCCGTCCTTGAAGAACGCGAAAGCCTTGGCAAAATCAGACGTGGTTGCCGCAACGTCAGCATCACGGAAGAAGGTCAAGTTGCCTTCGTAGTTGTAGAACGTCGGCACACCCGCGTTGGCACCGTCGCAAATGCTGGTGCTGTCATCGGTATCCGAGTCAGTAGCATTCAACGTGTAGCCCGAGACAATGGCGCAAGAGATGTTTGCGGCGTTGGTCAGCAGAGCGGCAGACGGAGAATCGGGGTTGTAACCCGCGTCAGCAACCCACCAGATCGTGGTGTTGGGACTCATCATTTTTGCCATTACGCGGTACCACCTTCAGTAGAGGCGCTGGCCTTGGATGCGGGAGCGGCAGGCTCAACAGGGATTTCTCCACCCTTGAGAGGCGCACCGTAAATTTCGGTTTCCAGCTTGTTGTGTGCAATCTTGATCTGACGTTCCGTAGCCACTTCAAGCGCGGGAATCATGTCAATCAAATGGACAGGTACTTCAGAGATAATGCCGGTTACTTTGTGAACAGCCATTACAGTATCTTCAGCCAATTGTCAACTCCTTTTTCATCTATTTACAGTTTAGCAGATACGTGATAAGCTACGCCGTTGCAGTCGTGTAGGGAGAGTTCACCAACAGGCGTAGTGCCTGTACGCTCGCGTAGCGCGTGGGGTTGCCCAGCGAGGACACCTGCCCTGTGCCACCGAACAAGGCAGTGTTGATTTCGCTACAGTCGGTAGGCACAAAGCCCACCAGTTTGTCAAGCGCGAGCTGAAGAGCCTTGCGTGAGGTCCGGTCAGTGTTGGCCACAGCCCGAACAACGAACGTGGTGTCTTGGCTGTCCTGCTTGGCTCCGGTGATCCCGTTGACGCGCTTGCGAGGATCAATCAGACCACCGTAGGAAACCGTGATGAACGGCTTGATCTGGTTGGAGTCAGCCACGAGAGCAGCGAAAGCCTCATCACTCATCTGACCTTCGTACAGGTCAACGTTGGGGATGGTCTTTAGCTGAGCAGTAATCTCATCCTGTACGTCTAGGTAGCTCACTTGATTCCCTCATCGTGTAGGTAGTTCGACACTGCCACGTAAGAGTTGGTCAGCGCGTGCATCGGTGTGATGGTCTTCCCGAGGAAGAAGCCACCGTACTCTTGCGTCTTGAAGTATTTCTTTTTCGTGTCCACCCAGCCCCACTTGACAGTGATCCGGTTGCCCGTCTGGTGAACGTCAGAGGTGTACGCATTGAACATGGCACCAGTCCAGTAACGGTCAGGCTTGCCCTCGCGCAAAGATGAGGGCGTGGTCATGATCGTGTTCTGGCCGACGTTCTTTGCGAGGAACGCTGACTTGAGAGCTACGTCCTGTGCGTGCGCCTGAGTCTGTCGTAGCGCACCCTTGCTAAATCCGAGCAGGGCGTTGCGCAGCGCCACCCGCCCTTCAACGCCCGCCACCCTAGCGCTGCTTCATGTTGGTCTGTGCTGTGAGCACACGCTGCCAAGCATTGCTGCTGGATTCCTCACCGTGGACGTAGTAGTACGTCCCAACCTTCTCCGGGTCAGAGTGGTTCTGAAGCACGTAAATGCGGTCATTGACCTGCACGTCGTAGGCCTTGGGAGTTAGCTCATTTGTGTCAAATCCCAGAGTGACCTGCATACGCTGGAACTTGGCCGAGTCCTCAATGAAGTCACGGTTGGTCGGAAAGGCAATGTTCTGAATCTGTGCGCTGCCCCGGTAGATCGGAGTGGCTGTGTCGCCGTCCACCTCGCCCGTGTCAAAGTTGTACTCGCCCGTGGCGGTCACCCGCTCAATGAGCACACGGGCCAGAGCACCGGAGTTGGCTGCTGGCCGGTGGTGGAAAATCCACTTGGGATGAAAGATGCCGCTCACCGGATAGTCCAGTTGGGGTAGAAGTTCTGGAAGTTGACAACCTCAAAGGCATCGGCATAGCCAGCCTCTTCGTCAAGGCCACGCTGAGTTGCCCGGTATTCCTTGGCTAGGTCATTGAGCCTCTGTGCCACAGCAGGGCCGTCAGTCTGAAGCCCACCCTCAGTACGAATCTTTTTGGACACGAGCGCTTCGTTAGCCGCCAGTGCGATAAGTGCATCCGAGGCAGCACCGTAGAGCTTGTCGCTGTTGATTGCAAGGTAGGCAGAGAGCTGGTCATCCGGCACAAGGTAGTCAGCCGGGAGGTCAGGGTTGGCAGGATCAACGTACCGCTCCGTCTGGAACAGGAGCGCGCGGAGTTGTCCCAGAGGGGTTTCATACTGCGGAGGGAAGATGTTAGCCATATACACCATTCTACCCCAGAAGTCAAATCTACTAAATCGCTACACTCCTGTAGATTTCAGTAGATTTCAGAGGGCAAAGCAAAGCCCCCGTGGGAGAGAGGTCACGGGGGCTTTGCTTCAGCGGAGTATTCTCTAGAAACGCCTAGATAGAGTCTACCACAGTCTGCTTAGTGGGGCCAGAGTACCAGAGCGTCTTACGGAGAGCCTTTAGCTCATCCTCGCGCTGCTGGGTGCTCCTGCCCCAATAGTAATAGGCGACAGCCAGCAGTATGCCCCAGAGTGTGCTCATGAGAGGAAACTTGAGCCAGAACTGAGCGACAGCTACGATGACGGAAAGCAAGAGGAAGATGTTGCACTTGACCATGTAAGAGATATTTTTCATACGCTCACCCTAACACAAGAGGAAAGCCCCCCAGCCTTGTAAGGCTAGGGGGCTTCTCTGTTAGTCGTTAGACAGTCGGCTGGGTGCTGGGTGCAGCACCTTCTGCGCCGGTAGAGGCAAAGAGCGCCTGCGGGTACAGGTAAGCTCCGGTCACTACGTGACGGACGCGGTACTCAACGTCGTCATTCAGCAGCGAGCCTTCCAGAGAAGGGACAGAGCCACCGCCGAGGTACAGGCCGGTGTTACCGGACTGACGGAACTCAGGGGCTTCGTGACCGTTGAGGAAGCCAACGATGATGGTAGAGCGGGTACCGTCCGTGCCGTTCAGCGGGACAAGGTACCAAGTCTTAGCAGCGTTCGCGGACTTGTCAACCTTGGTCAGCCAGTCATTGACCACGAGGGTAATGTCACTGGTGTTGGCCTGAGTGACGTACTTCAGGTTGCCCTGAGTAACCTCAAGCGAGGACAGGTTGAGGATGCGCTTGGCCTGATCCTCCATCGTGGACGGAACCACGAGTGCCCAGCGGGTGACGGACAGGTAGTTGCCATTGACCTTGCGGTTCTTGACCTCAACCTTGGCCAGCTCAAGAGCGTCCAGCGACAGCAGGTAGTTGTGGCTGGAAACGTTACCGTTCGGAGCGTTGAACGTACCAGCGTTCGGGCCGGTAGCCGAGGTCAGGACGCCAACGGCTTCCAGCTCTTCGGTGTTCTTGGCGAACTTGGCGAGCTGACCCGGCAGGCTCTGGATGAAGGACCATTCATCATTGATGACGGCTTCCCAAGAGAACGGCACACGTGCACCGTGCTTGTTGATCTTAACCTGATTCGCGCCCGTGGTGAAACGGAAGCTGGGGTACTCGGTCAGTTCAGGGACAACCGGCAGGGACTCAGGCGCGGTAACAAAGCCGCCGTTGTCGTCCAGTCGAACGGTGTCCTCAAAGTTGAACTCGCGGAACGTGGTGACGTTGAAGTTCTGGAACTTCTCGCGCTTGGCGAACTGGGTCCAAGTGGACGGCAGTTCGGCGTACTGCTTCGTGACGGCAGCGCGGGTGACGAAGTTGAACGTCTTGGCGAGGTCGGAGGTGGACAGCGCTTCTACAAGCTGGTCGCCCTTGGCAACAGCCTTGATGAGGCCCTGTGCGCGGTAATCGCCGTTGACAGCATCCCCGAGGATGTTGGCGGCTTCTTCCATCTGCTTAGTGAAAATCATTACTCTATAGCCCCTTATGCGCTAGCGGTGATCTGACCCGGCTGAAGCAGCTTGACAACGGCGGGGCCAGTGCCCGTGCCCTTTGCCCGGATCGCTGCGCCGAACAGGAAGTTACCCGTGGCGGTCGCCGTGAGGGTGTTGTCGGACTTGATGAAGACAGCCTGACCCACGGTAAGAGCGCCAGCAACGTCCAGTTCCCAGACCTTGCCGAGAGCGACGGAGGCGAAGTTGTCCTTGTTGCCAATACCGCCAGTCTGCTGAGTGATGCCGTTGACAACGACGGTCGTGCCGCCTTCGTCGGTCTCAGCAACGGCGTTCAGGATGCCAATGCGGAGGGGCTTGCCGGAGGTCGTGCCGTCCGGTACGGGCAGGGAAAGCGCAATGCCTTCCCGGAAAACTTCATTGAGCGCCACTACGGGAACTTCCTTTCAAGAATTTTCGTCTTGTACCATAATAACAGATGAGTGTCAAGTGGTACCTGATACAAAGTTTGAGGGCACATTGTGACTGCTTCTCAGCGTTACCCCGTGTGCCGACGGGAGATAGGATCACCTCCTATTTAGCCAAAGATGCGGGCAGTCGCCTTGCTGGTGCGCTCAGATTCGTTGAGCTGTTTGCCGTCCTCAAAATGACCGCCACCGTTGCCGCCAGCGGACTCAAGGATTTCAGCGGCAATCTCTGCCTCTTCCCTGATGGACTCAGCGAGGTCAGCGCCAGCAGCGACAGCCTTGAGCACACGGGCACGAGCCTTCGGGGCAAGGTCAGCTTCAACCAGAGCCTCTGCAATCTCAGCAGCGGACGGAGCCTTGGCCTTGCCAGCCTCTTCTGCCTCTACGCGAGCGGCCTCAGCGAGGTCAGCAGCCTTGGTGGCCTCAGCCTCTTCCTTGGCGGCGAGAGCTTCAACGAGTGCGTTTACTGCCTTGATCTGGGTGTCCAGAGCTTCAGCAAGTTCCTTGGGGAATTCCAATTCAGTTTCCTCTTTCGATTCTTCCGCTTCTGCGGAGTTTTCTGGGGTGTGCGCTGATTCCAGCACTTCGACAAACTTGCCACCGGCACCAGCCTGAGTAACAACGTCAACGCTGTGGACAGAGGTGAATTTCTTCAGCTCCATACCGTTAGCGCCTTCGGTCATCTCACCTGTTGCCCGGATAGACATACCAATGACTCCTGCTTCGGCAAGCTGCTTTAGCTTGGCCTGCTCAGATTCAATGAACTCAGCGTTGGCGTACAGGTCTTTGCCGTCGTAGGTGGCGTCTTCGGAGAGCCAGCCGATAATGTCTTCGATCTTGCGTTCCGGCTGCTCCCACTTGGCGCTCTCTGACGGGTGATTGCGGAAGATACGGACACCCTTGGAGAACAGGTGCTTACCGGACTCAAGTGCTTCCTTGGGGTAGTAGGCAGAAGAACCCTGCCGGTCACCCTCAATGATCTTGATTTTCCACGTCTTGCCAGTCAGAGCGTTCGGTGCTAGCGCGGAAGCTTCGGAAAGCTTTGCAATAGTCAATTTGTCACGCTCCTATCTGTTGACAATTTTAGCACGACATGGTAATAGGTATAGAAAAGCCCCCTCTAGCACAGAGGGGGCTTTTCGACTAGGCGATAATGTTGTTCGCGCGGAGGGTTGCCAGCAGAGCGTTGAGCTGTGTGGCCGCGCTCGTGGCGTCTGCTGAGACGGTCGCGTTGGAGACTGCGCTGCCCTTGGTAGCCGTCAGCTTCACGTCAACGTAGGTTTTGATAGCAACGTCGGTGGGCTGTGTGGGGGTTGCGGCTTGGAACGTTCCGGTGCTGTGTCGGCGGACAAGTGATGCACCTGTGCTTGAAGCATAGGTGGCGGTGTCAATGAGCGCCTTGTCAGCCATTGGCAACAGACCGTCCAAGGCAGCGGTGGCGTTCGCAATCCGGGCCGGGGCGATTGTCCCTGTGGTGATGTCGGAGCCGTCCCACACCATATCGTCCACATATTGCTTAGTCGCGGCATGAATGTTGCTGGTGGGGGCTGCCACGCCGATCTGCCCGGTGGAGGTACGCTTTGCCAAGGTGCTGCCGACGACGTTGGCCGTTGCAGCGTCGAACGTCGTCTTATCCGCTGCGGACATGAACCCCGCCACTGAACCCGTCGCGGCTGCGTGCGTGTGGGCGGTATCCGCTTTGGTGGCTACCTGCGTGTCGGTGTAGGTCTTGCTCGCGGGGTGGCCACCGCTGGTCGGGTCCGGGACGTTGAAGAATCCATTGGAGGCCCGCTGAACAATAGCCGAGGCCACGCCCGAGCTGGAGGTTGCCGCGTCGAGTTTCGCCTTATCGGCGGCTGACATAAGGCCGTCCAGAACGGCAGTCGCAACCGCCGTCGTGGCCTGTTTCTTGAATGCGGTCCACACGTCGCCGTCCATTTCGGTGCGAACCCACACGTCAGAATCGACCTTGCCGGTGATGGTCTGCACGGTGCGTGCAGCGCCATAACGAAGCGTTGCGATAGTCGCGTAAGTGGTCGGCCACGTAACATCGTTAGAGACCGCGAAATAGCTGTAGCCTGTTGGGTAGCCACTCGGAGCGTCAGTGACCAGTTTCGCTGAAATGCCCTGCGCCTTCAGGGTGGCGGTGTCTGCCTTGAGGTTCAGCGCGGTCTGCGTGGCTGTGGAAACCGGCTTGGATGCGTCAGACGTATTGTCAACGGAACCCAGACCCACATGCGTCTTGGTGAGGCCGGTGGGAGTACCAGTAAATGCCGGTGATGCCAGCGGAGCCTTTAGATCAAGGGCGGTCTGAGTGGCAGTGCTGATCGGCTTCGCTGCGTCAGCAGTATTATCCACGTTGCCCAGCCCCACGAGGCTCTTGTCAGGACTCACCCATTCAGTTGTGGTGTTTCCCGCGTTCTTCCGAATCAACTGAAGCGCGGCACCACCGGCAGGCACACCGGCTCCGGTGAGGCCCGTGTCGCCACGGGGGATCGTCAGGCCGAGAACCTGCGTGGGGCTTGCGCCCGTAAGCGTGGCAGAAGCCGAGCTGCCGGGGGCACCTGTGGTGACCGTGCCAACCGTAAGAATGTTGGAAGGCCCTTGTACGGTGATGGTACCCGGCGCGGTGGACACCGGCATGGCGTCTACAAGGTCAGTCGTGACACCTTCCGGCACAGACATGGAGAACGACGGAACGATTACCGTGAACCCTGTGGCCACGTCCACGAGATTGAACGTCACCTTCCAAGTGAAGCCCGTAGGGTTGAACAGTGCGGAGTTGGTAGCCGGAATCTCAATGCCGACGTTCGTCTGCCCCACAGGCACAAGGCGTCCCTGAGAGTCAAATTCAGCGTCGAACCTCATGGGGACAATGACGGCCTTCTTCGTCGGCATCCGAAGCGGTACCGGAATACCGTCGGCGTCTTTGGCCTCGCACGTAAAGGCGACTGTGCCGCTCACTACGGTGAGGTCAGGATCAGTGTCCGCGTCAATGTTGTCCTCATTGACAAAGTAGAACTGGGCCGTAACGAGGCCGGTGGGGATTTCTGCTGGTAGTACAGCCACTTAGCCGTTCCTTCCTTGTGAATACTTATGCTGGCCTACGGCCTTGCGGTTACTGTTGTCCCCGTAACTGGGGCTGTTGGACTGTGCCTTCTTAGCCTTGCCGTTGCCTGACCCCGGCTGGTTGCCTGCCCCGTTGGGCTTGCTCACCCCAGCGCCGGGAGCTACCGGGGCTGGGGGATTCTGTGCGGTCTTCAGCGCTGCCTTGCCCATTTCCGTGTTACTGGCCCAAGCCAGCCCCAGTTCCTCTTCAGTCGGCAGGGCCTTGTCATTCTCGATTTCCAGAGCGACAACAACCAGCTCGCGCAATTCCTCAGCGTGGAGCACATTGAGTGGGAGGGCTGAGGTAATTGCCTGCATCTGACGCAGAATGTCGCCAGCGTCGATCTTGCCCCAGATGGACTTGACGTTGGGCTTTCCAACGTAATCGAACAGGCGCTCAAAGAAGCCTCCCCAGAGCTGCTGGCGGGCCTTCATAGCCTTCAGCGTCGGGGTCTCAAGGGTCTCAGCCGCCGAGCGGTTGCTAGAGCCGCCGTCAGCCGTCAGTGACGTGAGAGGAATCTCAAGGCCAGCAGCCACCATAGCTGCCAGAGGCAGGCCAGCGGAGAAGTCCACTGAGCCGCCCGTGCGCCCGATGGTGGAGAGCGAGGTACCCATGCCCATGACGGCTGTGCCACCGACGCCCTGTACCTCACCAGTGAACGGATCGCGGGTAGGCTGCTGGGCTACCTTCGTGGCAGCGCCCTGTACACCGGCCTTGGTCTGTGCTGTAACCTTGAACGCAAAGCGGGAGTACGCCTTGACAAGGGTGGCCGAATTCTCAAGGAATTCCTTGTACGCCTTCGTCCAGAAGATGACGCTCATGAGGTCAGGCGCGCCCCACTTCCAGCCAACCTGCTTGTTGGCAGTGTTGTGGAGGATAGCGGAGTTCCAGACGACGGGCTTGCCCTGAATGTTGAACGGTTTGCCGTTGGTCACGTCGTAGTCCGTGGCGGGGAACCACGCGGTCCTCACACTGGCGGACTTCTCCCCGGTGCTGTAGCTCTCGGACTCCACAGTCCACGAGCGGCGGTAGAACCACACGTCTTCACGGTTCTGGGGATCACTGATCGTGGCGGTAATCTCAGCCATAGGGATACGGGTCATTTTTGGGACACCCGTGCTAAGTACCGAGCGGCGGGCCTTGCCCTTGGAAATGAGCACAAAGAGGTTGCCGTCAGTGGCCATGACAGCCTCAAGCTCAGCGAACGCCTGTGGGCTGAAGATGAACTTTTTGTTGGTCCGGTCGGTCAGGATCGGGTCATCCTCAGCGATACCCTCAAACTTGACACCGGCACCCCAGATGTAGGTGGTACGGACTGCCACGCCACGCTTGATAAGGGGATTTACAGCGACCAAGCCCCTTGTCGTTTGAGCAATGGTCTTCATCGTCTCAAGGCGGATTTCGGTAGCGTCTTCGTCACCGCCAAGTGGCTTCCAGCCAACGTCATCCAGAGCCAGCATTGCGTCGGTGAAGGACTCCTGAAGAACCTCCATCGAGTTTTGCAGAGCCGTGTTCTGCTCCTGAAGGTTAGCCAGCGCAGCGCTGTGCTTTACCTCTGCCAACGTCATGACTGTCACTGGTGCTCCTTATACGGTAAAATACGTCTGAAGTCAAGTCTACAGTAGACACGAAAAAGCCCCGCACCCTGTAGAGACCATCGCTGGCTTGGAGTGCGGGGCTTTATCTATGAGGGCTACCAGACTCCCACATTCGACTACTATCTGTCAGGTATGGAACCACTGTATCACAAGGGGCTAATCTGCATCTCCCATTCGGCCAGAATGTCTTCCAGCCCCATGCTGTACTCTTCACCCGGCTTGAGCTTGGCTTCCTCTGTGCTGGGATCGTAGCCCAGATCGGCACAGGCGTAGCAGGCCGCGTCCGCGAAGTCAGGGGACTTGCCAGTCTGCTTGCGGATTTCAGCCTTGTCCATGATCTGCAAGCCGCCGCGCTTGCTGAAGAAGTATTCCAGCGAGCCGAGTTCTTCTTCCAAGTCCTTGTCAGCCGAGTCCTCAAGGGACAGGTCAAGCTGGCCGGTGTACATCTTCTCGCGCATCGTGTCGTACCAGTACGCGCGAGCGTTCACCCACTTGTCAATGTCCGGGCTGGAAGCGTTACCGATCATGCCAACCACGTCATAGCGGTTGTCGCTCATGTGAGCTACCATGTCGATCACGGGACCACCCAGACCAACACCGTCAATACGGATTTCCTTGCAGCCCAGTTCCCACGCAAGGTCACGGATGATACGTGCGGACTCAACCGAGTCCGTCTTGGACCACTTCTTCACGAACCGGAGCTGGCCCTGATGGTACATGTACGCTACCGAGAAGTCTTCACCGAACCGGGCAACGTCCACGCCAAGACGCGGGGGGTCTTCAGTAACCAGTTCAAGCTCTGTGGTGTGACCACGGTTCAAGGTCTCCATCGTGAACAGGGTGTTGCCAGCGTCCGTGGTGAACTCGCCAAGAATCTTGGACTTATACCGGGGGGAGTCCTCACCCCACGAGAACTTCTTTTCCTCCACCCACGCCACGGACACAAGGCCCTGCTTGGCAATCTCAGGCATGTCCTCCCCCGTGAAGTTCGGGGTGTCAAACGCGCTGATTGTGATCTTGTGCCACGACGGGTCATTCTTCAGGAAGATACGCCCGAACTCAGACTGTGGAATGTCAGGGTTGGCAATGGCAAGGATGCGGTCAAGGCTACCCGTGGTAATGGCTTCAACACCTGTGAAGATCGTCTCATTGACGCCACAAGCCTCATCTATCACAGCCAGCACACCACCGGAGCTATGTACCCCTTGGAAGCCTTGGCTGTTAGTATCGGCGGGTTTTCTACCCCACGCCAGAACCTCGCCCTTTGCATCCTTCCACTCATCCGTTTGAGTGACGTTACCCATGAGAGGGGTTTTGCCGTCGCCCTTGGCGTGGTGCTGCCTGATGTAACGCCAGAGGATTTTATTCACCTGTTCATAGGTAGGCGCTGTAGACACCACCACCGACTCAGAGCCGTACCGCGTGTCTACCCACCATGCCACGAGAATAGACGCAAAATACGATTTCCCGGAACCGTGACAAGACTTCACGGCAACTTTCTTATGTGTGATGATCGCGCGAGCAATTTGAATTTGCTTGCTCCAAAGCGTCAGCCCGAGGCGCTCTTTAGCCCAAAGTGCTATGTCATGCTTATACATCTCTTGCTTTTCCATGACAAGAGCATTTGTTCTAGCCTGCTCTAGTACAGCTTTACTTAGCTTCAATGTCTACGGCTTTCTTACGTGCTCTGTCCTTACGCGCCCATTCGGCCCGGTAAGCTCTTCTTTCATCGCTGTTCAAACGCTTCTGCTTGTCTCTGGCACAGGCACGGCAGTACCGCTGCACCACGCCTTGCAGAGTGTTCTCTGGGGTGAACTCGTGGCCGTTCTTGCAGTGCGTCTTCTCACTGTGGAACCGAGCTTGCGTGTAGCCGCGCATGAGGTTTTCCTTGTGCGTCACTGGCTCAAGGTGGTCAGGGTTCACACAGTTACGAATCCTGCACAAGTGGTCTAGCACGAGTCCTTCTGGGACATGGCCAACCAACTGCTCATAGGCCAGCCTGTGTGCCCTGTGTGACTTACCTTGAAACCAAGTTGACCCATAACCCTCCGGGTCCAACCAACCTGTGAAGTTCCAGCAGAAGCCCGTAGGCTCCACTTTGGCCCAAAGAGCTTGGTCTATCGTAAACGCTTGTCTTCCCATAGATTCCATGATACTACATGGGCTTATCCAGCTTCATTCGTCAACCGCCAGATTTCCTCATCGAAAGCTGCCTGATCTTCCGAGCACAGCCACATGAGCTTTAGCAGTTCGGTCATGAGCCACGAGTTGTGCTTGCGCATGTAGCAGTATTCCCGCACCACTGCCCAGTCAGGTTGCTCAGCGGACTCGAAAACGTAGTCCAACAGGCCGATCAGTTCTTGGGCCTTCCAGCGGGCTTGCAGGTCTTCGATAGTCTTAGTCTTCAATTTCTGCCTCAATCGCTTTCAGGGCCTTGGGGATAACCTTCTCGCCCATGTCGGTCAGGATGGTCTCTCGCGCTACCTTGCCCACCTTGTGCTTGTTGAAAGCAGTCTCAAGGGAGTCCATGAGCGTCTGGTGCGTGGCGGTGATGATGCCAATGACCT